CCAGTAGAGGCCTTGGCCGTTGATTGCAGCAACAGGCTGCGATGGCGGCTCAACAGCAGGCAGCTCAAGGCCAGCTTGATGACCGTCATCAGGCCAAAAAGACATGTAAACAGCCAATTCCGCCTTTCCTGTCCGATTCCTGTATGCGCAACGTTTAGTAGGATAGATTTAGGACAATGCGCAACGTTTCATAGGACCAAATGAGATATTATCGGATATTACGTAAAAAGTCGCTTCCCGGCCCCAGGAGGCTCGTAGAGACATTTTACTATACCGGCAGATGCATGGTCCGAGCGCTAGAATCGCCTTATAGAGCGTTTTCCAAAAATCGAAAACGTTGCGCATTTTCCGTTACGGAACTAAAAATGTACCGGCCAGACCCGTACAATTCCGACATTACGCACAAAACCACACATCCACTTGACAGGTGCGGCTTCCTCCTCTCCCCTTATGGATCCCCTCTCCTCTTTTCCCCCTCCTGCCGGAGGCCCCGCAGGATTTTTTTCGGTTTTTAAAAAAAGTTGCTCAGTTCGTCTCGGCACAACGTTGCGCATAGATTTGAAAAAGTCCTATGAAACGCTAGGTTGCAGATGTTAGCCCCCCGCGCAAAATTACAGAGGTGCCCCCTATGCCGCCCAAGAAAAAACCGATTAATGCTGGCCAGCAGTTTTTCAGCGAAGTTCAGAAAGCTGTAGAAGACTCTTATAAGTCACGTCCCAGGGGCATGCCTTGCCTGGAAGTCCTGACAACCGAGATGAAACGCCTGGGCTTGCCCGCGAGCGATGCCGAGTATCTCTATGATGCTTGGCTAGCCAACGGCTTTGTGACCGGCAAACATCGGATCAGGAGCTGGAAGGCTGCCCTTCGCAATTGGTTCCGCAATGGCTGGCTGCCCTCACAGAAAGGGATCCGGCCCGGACAACCAGACGAATCCTACCCCAGCTATGAACGAGTCCAGGCGTGGTGCTCCAGGAAGAACGTAAGCAAGATGACGGCTCGCGCCTGGGGGGAGCTGATGACCGGACGATTCCGAGGTAAGCCGATCACGAATGAAGTGGACTTCGATGCCGCCCTAGAAGTAATTAGGGCGCAATGGATGAAGGAACCTTAGCCCCCCTGGAACAAGCACTTATGGATAAAACTCCAGACCTGCGGCTCCCTTGGGAGGCCATCGAGTTCGAGCAGGCCGCACTGACAGGATTCGGCAGCCCGCGAGCCTGCTACCTAGTAGAAGATAGCCGGGGCATTATCATTGCCATGTTTGAAGACTTGGCTATGGCCCAGGAGGTAGTACGAATAGTGAATGGATCTCCTGGAGTTGCGACGAAACTGCGGCGACGGCTCAGACGAGGAGCTAGTAAAAGCCGTCTCCGCGATTGACCCATCCGTTAAGGATCCGACCCAGGCGAAGGCCTATCTCTGGGCGTTGATCCGGCGGCTCCTGGACACCGAGCGCTATGCCCTGGCCGGGGCGCTCCTGTGGGGCGAGGCCCTCTTTAATCCTGGGCCGCGAGCCGTGCAGCAGCTGCTCAAGTTCATTCGCCAGTCACAGAACCTGATCTGCCTGGGCGCTGCGGCGGTTGGGAAGACCTATACCATGATCTGCTACCTCCTGATGGACTGGCTCCGGGATCCTCAGTACACTGAGATCAAAGTCATCTCGACTACCTCAGGCCATGCGAAGAGCCAGAGCTTCTCTACGTTACAACGCCTCTACAAGGCGGCCTTGGTTCCCCTGCCAGGGTTCACGATGGACGGATTCGTTGGTCTTGATCCTAAGGATCGGCACGGCTCGATATCACTTATTGCAGTGCCACAGGGCGAGGACGGGCGCGGAGTACTTCAGGGCTATCATCCAGTTCCTCGTACACGGCCTCACCCGACTTTCGGCAGCATGTCCCGCGTCAGGGCGCTACTCGACGAGGCCGAGGAGATACCCTCAGGTGTCTGGGAGGGTGTCGCCAACCTCTTGGCGAGCGGCTGGGGGCCGGAGACGGTCAAGGTATGCTGTGCCACGAACCCCAGGGACGTGACCAGTAAACTGGCCCAGCTGGCCGAGCCGGTGACTGGGTGGACTACGCTCAACATGGACACCGACACCGAGTGGGTCAGCGCCGAGCGCTGGCAGGTTTTACGCCTGGACGGTGCCACCACCGAGAATGTGGCCGAACGCAAGCTGGTCTTCCCTGGCTTCCTGACCTTCGATGGCTTCCAGAAATACGCCCTCGAGCTAGGCGGCCAGAGCCCGAAGTACCTCACCTTTGGCAGGGCGATGTACCCGTTGGCTGCCTTACAGAATACCATCATCCCTTACTCGCTCCTGGAGGCGGTGATCGGCCAGTATATTTTCGACCAGCGCACCATCGGGATCGCCGGAATCGACCTCGCTGCCGAGGGCGGCGACAGGATCATTGTCTTTGTCGGCGTGTACGGTCGGGCCATCGGATTCACTCCCTTACGCGGCACGCCCAGCCTTTGGAAGAAGCCACGGTACTGCATTCAGGCGAACCAATGGTATGAGTTGCCCAAGGAGAAGACTATCGCCCTGGCTTCCAGCATCGAGACCCGGCTCCGGGGCCTGAATATTCACCCCGCCTGGACGACAGTGGATAGAACCGGGATCGGCACCGGCCCCTGTGATGCTCTCCAGGAACAGTGGAGTCCCGAGGTGCGAGGTGTCATGTGGGGTGCCGAGGCCAGCGCTCTCAAGATCCTCTCGGACGATCACGATTTCAGCGTGGAAGTGTACGACGGGATCACCACCGAGATGTACATGAGGGTGCGCAAGTTCCTTGAGTTTGGCTTCCTATGCATTCACCCCCAGGTGCAGACCCCGCAGCTGTTCAAGGAGCTGTCGGGCCGCCGTTACCAGGATGCCACCAAGGGGCCAAGCGGCAAGCCGCGCATCAGATTAGAGCCCAAGAAAGAATTTAAACGCAGGCTGGGGTGGTCGCCGGACATCGGAGATGCCCTGGTGATGATGTGCCATGGCGCTGCCCTCAACGGTCCAGAGAAAGCGACCATGCTGGGAGCGACCCGCTCAGTGCTGGCCCAGCGGCCTAAGAGTAACCTTGGGATCCGGGAGCAGACCGAGTACATCCATGACTGGGAGTAGTCAGAGCCCAAATAGGTGGAGAAGCTAAGGAACTTGCTATGACTAATGGAATTCAGGATCTGGCAAAGAACAGCTGGCTCTGACCACGAGCTAATCTTTTAGGTTTTGGGGAATGTCAAGAAGGAGTATAGCTAGCGCTAGCGTTCTCCTCTCCTTTTTCCATGAAGAGTATCCCACCGTTCTCGAAAGAAATGTACACCGGAGACACGGTCTCCAATGACGAAGGGCAGCGGGCAGGCTTCCTTGACCACGTCAAGATGACTAAATGCGCCGAGCGGGAGCCGAGGAAAGGGCTGGCCGACTTCCAGGAGCAGCCTCCTGGGCTGGCTCCCAACCCCGAGTACCCCGAGTTTAAGAAACGATCCGACGACGGTTTGCCGAGCTTCCCGGCTCCGTTCAGTAAGACTACCATTAAGGGCGGCCCCAAGGCACCAGGAACCCCGGCTCCAGGCCAGAACGCATTCTAAAAAAGCATGCTTTTTAAATGGCTGTCGAGTACGGGATCATTACTTCGGTAGTGCCTCCTCAGGGCTGGCACTATCCCCAACAACTATCAAGCGGGCAGAACGTCAAGATCACCGGCTTCTCTTTCGAGCAGCTCCTCTCCAGCATGCTGGACTTTCGCCGCAGGCACCCCGAGCTTTGCGGCGGCATGGCCCAGGCCACCATGGAGATGTGCCGCACCGACCTGAAGCGGTATCTCTGTGAACATTTCCGCCAGAACTGTGCGGATGCTCCTACCTCCCCGACCATCACAGCAGGGATCGGTATGGCTCGCACTTATCACACTCCCATTGACCGGGCCGGAGACTGGCTCTCACGTGTCGGCCATATGCGGCTGGAGAAAGTAGATCCAGCCCTGGCCGCACAGCGAGCCCACATCTGTGCCAGCTGCCCGCAGAACGTGCGGTGGGCCACGCCGTGCGCCCCGTGCAATGATGCGATCAGCGTACGGATCCAGAACGCCAAGGGGAGCTTGGCTACTCCCTACGACCGCAACCTGTTTGTGTGTCGGGTCTACGGTCACACCAACGAGGTAGCAGTCTGGCTGACCGACACCCACGCCGCTCCCCAAGGTAACCCCCCGCCAGTTTGCTGGCACAATCCACATGGCTAGCGATAACATTACTGCCTCTTTCGGAGGCGAACAACTTGGGCGCATGAATAGCCCCAAGTTCAAAGGCGACACCACGGAGGTAGCAAACAAGCCGATCTCCTCGGCCTACCAAGCCTTCGAAATTTTCCAGCGCCTGCAAAGGGACAACCAAGCCAGAGCTAACCGCAATAAGCTCATTGCCGATTCTTACAATGGCGCTTCTCCGTTCGACCAAAAGAAGCTCGACAACGCCGGGGAAGGTTGGCGTGCGAACTTCTCGACCTTGGTCCTGGCCACATTTGTAGACCGGGTAGTTCCTCGGCTAGTGGACGCTGTCCACTCCATGAAATTTCTGACTGCCGCCGAGCTGCCGGACGCCTACACTGACGCCACCAATAAGACCGACAAGTTCAGGACCAGGACCACCGAGCTGCTCCGCTCCTGGGTCGGCTGGATCGATCACGTTGAACAGGTGGCCTGCGAGAACGTGCTCTATGGCTATACCGCCACCGTGCAAATGGACGAGTACGAGTGGAGACCCGTCACGTTCCGCCAGGAGGATGTGCTCTTCGACGAACAGACCCCCCAGCTGGCGACTAAGGTAGCGGTCTTTGTTGTGAAGGCGAACTACTATATCCATGAGGCCGTAGACATCATCCAGGACGAGGACGCCGCCGCCGAGGCCGGGTATAACGTGGCCAACCTGATGAACGCTATCGAACAGGCCGCGCCTCCGTATGATAGCTTTGTATACAATCCGCGTCAGCTTTCGGATATGGTTCGAGAGGGCAATTTATATTACTCCTTTCATAGAAGTTCTAAAATGATCGAGACGGCCCATGTCTTCTGCAAATGTTACGACGGAACCGTGGATCATTGGTGGGTCAATCGGAACGGAGCCAAGCGATCTAATCGGCCTACCAAGGGCCGGGATGCACCGCCCAGGCCCGAGCCCGAGGGCGACGAGCCACGGCCACCCGAACAGGATCCATATGAACTGGGGTACTTTGAGGCCTGTGCTGAGAGCATGGACGATGTGATCACCCTCTTCAGCTTTCAAGCTGGCAACAATAGATTGTTCGGCTCCAAGGGAATCGGGCGGCTGCTCTACAACATATGTCTCTCAATAGAGAAGACCCGGATGGCGTTCATCGATGCCATGTGGATGTCGGGGATGTTGGTGGGCCAAGCCGAGGAGGCTATGATCGGACGGCTTCAGCCACATGTACGTTCACCGTTCCTTATGGTACCCGAAGGCTTTTCACTCCTGCACCAGCCACAGTTCAGGGTGGATTTCCAGGCATGGCTGGCCCTCGACCAGCGCCAGACCTCGACAGCCGAGCTGATCGCCGGGGCTTTCCTGCCGACCCCAGCGCCGATAAACAACAATGGTCAGCAGGTCCAGACTGCCACCAAGTCATCAATCGATGCTGTCAAAGAGGAAGAAGTGAAGGAAGGGATGATGGCTCGCTGGTGGTGCCAGTTCACCAGGGGCATCTCCTCTATTCAGAGGCGTATCTATAGTAAGACTAACCTTCGGGCCGCCATGCGCCAGCGTAAGGCACGGCTGAAGGCCTCCGACCTGGGCCTAAGCATGATCAATTCGGATCTGTACGATGCCATGATGGAGGTAGACTCCGATACCAAGGCCCAGTTTACGCCAGCGCCGGACCTGGGGCAGGCCGATGCCGATGCTGTCCAAGTTATTCTGGACCTGATGGACGATGGGTTAAGCATTCAAGAGATCATTATCTTAGCGAATAAACCTGCGACCGAATTCTCGGAGCACACAGGTAGAGATGATGACATGATGTTCCTCCAGTTTTATCAGCTGGCTAAGGGGAACCAGAACTACGATCAGTCTAAGCTCGACGAGATGTGCGGGAACCGCATGGTCGGCTTCAAAACTACCAAAGAGATCTTCATCCCGCAGCCGAGCCAGACCAGTGATATCGAGGCCCAACGCGCCCAACAAATGGAGTGGGCGACTATGTTAGGCAGTGGAATCGGAGTACAAGTCAGCGCACGCGACCCACACATGACCCACTTCCAAACTATCGTGCCTGCGGTGGCGGATCACATACGAATTGCTTCTCAAATGCCTCCCACCCAGGTACCAAAGGATCTGTTAAACGCTTGTAAGCTGGGCGTTACCCACGGGGAAGCCCATCTCCAGGCGATGATGCAGCAGGGCGCGAACAAGCGCCAGCTCCGGCCTCAGATTTTACAGATGAAAGATTTGGAAAAAATGTACGGCAAGTTAAACGAGAACGTGACCATGGCCGAGATGCAGGCGGCCCAGATGCAGCAAGCAGGCCAACAAGGCTTGGGCCTGGGCGCATTGGCTGGGCCTGGAGGCGGCCAAGCCCCTGGGCAGGTCGGCCCAATGGGGATCCCAATGGGTGGCAATGGTAGTCTCCCCGGCCTGGGCGGCAATGGTCAGAACGGCTTCGCCTCGGGAGGTTCAATGTGAATGGCGAGTGGACCCCGAGCGATGCCGCAGGCCTTAACGAGTTCCTCAATACACAACTGGGCCGCAAATGGCTGGGAGTAATGCTGGCGCATAAGCCTCGGCTCGACCTGTCTAGCACTGAGAAAGCCGCGTTGACCGGAGCCTTTGTCGCCGGGTACGAGCACCTGCTGTTTGCTGAGATGTCCATGAATCGCAACGCTGGCGTAGTGCCTGGAGGTAAAGAAGCAGCGTCCAAGAAAGGGATCGACCCCGAGAAAGATTAACCTATGGCTGACGACGCACCCGTACCAATCAGTACCAGTGTGCCAGAGACCGTGACGATTGACACGGGCGCTGACGCTAAGACCCTGGGCGATCTTAATAAGGAGTTCGCGGATTTCTGGAGCGAGCAGGATTCTGGAGCGCCAGACACCACGGCCCCGGCAGCGCCGGACACTGGTGCTGGCCAGGAGACCAAGGAGACCAAGGTTGAACCGCCGCCCAAACCAAAGCCCGAGCCGCCTAAGGAGAAAGCGCCCAGCCCGCCGCCTAAAGCTGACAAACAATTCAGTGACGACGAGGTCGATAAGATGGCGCTGCCCACCAGGGCGGGGCAGCCGCCGGAGATGCAGGCTGACTTCAAGCAGCTCAAGGACTTTTGGAAGGCAGACCGGGCACGGCTCAAACAGATCGAGCAGCAGAACACTCAGCTCCAGGCCGAGTTGCAGCAGGCTAAAGCCAACTCTTTCACCCCGGAACAGAAAGCAGACTATGAGAACGCCACCGCCGTGCGGCGGAAGTTTGAGTTCGTCAGCGACCCGGAGTTCTTGCAGCGCTATCAAGCGCCAGTCCAGGAACGGTTCCAGGCTGTCCTTCAGGAGGCCGTAGGCGTACTGCCCGAGCGCCAATCAGCCCAGGCCTGGGCCGAGCATATCATCCAGAACTATAGCCCCGACCAGCTCTCTAAACAGTGGTGGCTCCAGAGCGTAATCTCCAAGGTACCGGATGAACTGAACCGGCAGGCTCTCCTGAATAGCGTCACTGATCTCTTGAAGGCCCAGCGTGACCGTGACATGGAGGTCACCCGGCGCACCAATGACAAGAGCGCCTACGAGAACTGGATGGTAGAAAAGACCAACGTCCAGGCCGAGCGCATCAAGGCTGATATCATGGCCGAGATCGGGGAACAGGAGAAACAGATCCAGGAAGTGCTGCCACGGGATGCCGAAGCTGCCAAGACGCCGGAAGAGCGGGCCGCCATCGATGCCCACAACGAACGCTTCCAGCGGCTCAATGGCCACTTCGTAGAGACCATGCAGGATATATCCAAGAACGGCCCCAAGGCCTGGGTCCGGGCTGCCGTCCAGGCGACCAGAGCCATGTGGATCGAGGAGCAGTACAAGACCGTACACGAGGAACTGGAGGCAGTTAAGGACGAGCGGGACCAGCTCCGGCGTGAGCTGGACAAGATCGCCGGAGTCCGGCGCAAGATCTCCAATACCACCGGCACCCCGCCGACCAGTGGAACAAAAAAGGATGGCCAAGGTTTGTCGATCAAGAACCTGGATGTGCGCAAAAGCTTTCAGAACTTCTGGGAGGAACAAGATAGACAATGAGTATTACCGTAGACGCCCGCAGCCTCGAGGCCCGGTACGGCAAGCAAGTCAGCGTGGAACCGGCCACGCCCGAGCAAGACCTTTACTATCCTGGCAGTGGGCAGGCCCCGCCTAAGACCGGCCAGGGTCAGATCCCGCAAGGCAGGCCGGTGCCGGAAGGAACCGTTGTCTCCCAGATAGTAGGCCGGGGCCAGCCCGCGCCTCAGATCCAGGTAGTGCCGCCACAGAAGGAAGGAGGGCCACCAGCTCCGCAGCTCCAGGTGGTGCCACCGACCGGCGCTAGCCGCACCACCATCGGCACCTTCGTAGAGAGTAAGACCAACCCGCTCAAGGATCAGAAACCAATAGACGAAAATCCGGCGCCGCCCCCAGGGGAATGCTTGCAGGAGCCGCCGCCGAAGCCCAAGAAGAAACTGGATCTGGTCATCGAGGTACTCAACTACATCACTGAGCTGGGCGGCGAGAAGTCAGAGGATGCTCAAAAATTCTTCGACAGAACTGAACAGACGTTGCATCAGTGGTTTATCCAACCCAACAGGATCCCGTTAGAAGCCCTCACCAAGCTTCTAAACCGAAAGCCGGGGGTCCAAGTCGAGCTGGCCGAGCAACTGGAACCACATCTTAAACACAACGACGGCGGTTTACAGAGCCTCCCCAATAGGGGCAAGACCAATGCGATTGTCTGCGCACCGATCCTGGGCCAGCCGACACTCCCCTTCCTCTGGGTCTGCCTTTATCTAGCCAAGAAATATGAACTGGGATTCGACATCCAATCCGATACCGTCATACATCGTTCTCGCAACATGCTCGCCCAGCGATTCCTACGGAGCAATGCCACTTGGAGTCTCTGGCTGGATAGTGATATCGCTGCCCCAGTGGCCAATCCCGAATGGTTTTCTTGGTTAACCGGCGCTCAGAACTTGCCACAAGAGGCCGGTTCGTACGATGTTCTACAGCGACTACTTGCCGGAGGCAAAGCGGTCATTGGGGGAGTATACGCTTCGCGGCGGTATCTCGGTCAACTGGTTATCCAGCCCGAGATCCGCCCGCGAAGCCATGAAGACAAGCTCTTATGCAATGATATCAGAAAAGGCACTGCCAGGGGACTTGTGGATGTTGATTGGCTGGGCTTCGGCTGTGCTCTTGTTCACCGGGATGTGTTCCTGGAGGTCCAGCGACGGTTCCCACAGCTGGCACCACAGGCCGAGAACGCGCCCTGGCGTTTCTTCCAACCCGAAGCCGACGAAGGGGAAGACGAAGCCTTTTGTAAGCGAGTGAAAGCTTGCTCGATCCCGATCTGGTTAGACACTCAATTGGTCTGTGGCCATATCGGAAACATGTGCTACCTCCCTGAACACACCCGAGCGATCCATGGCATATGACAGACCTTGGGATCTTTATTCTATTGCTGGTTTGGATGTTCCTGGACCGATGTAACATTTATTTCAAGCGATGAGGACGGACGTTGTCGTTAAGACTTGGTGGGGTGACCTCTGCTGGCTCAGTTACGCGCTCAAGTTCCTATACAAAAACTGGAAAGAACCTAACTCCAACTTCATCGTCTTGGCCGACGAGAACTGCAAGTCGGTGCTCAAGACCTGGGGCTTCCCGTCGAGTGTACGTTACTTCTACTTCAAGCCCTGGCCGGACGGGAACGGCTTCCAACAATACCTGACGCTCTTGTGCGATAACGTTTCTGACGCTGATCTCTTCGCCATCTGGGACAGTGACATCATGCTCACCGAACCCATGCAGGCTAGCGATCATATGATCGATGGGAAACCGATTATCTGGTTTGATCCTAATTATACTGCTGGAAAGCAGAAGTGGGGGCCAATCATGCGCCATTGGCTGGGAGCTACGCCGGAGGCTGACTACATGCAGCGGTTCCCTTTCCTTTATCGGGCGAGCACGTTAGCAAATGTGCGTAGGATGATCACGCATTGGACCGGACAGGGCTTAGAGGAAAGTCTCTACAGCGATACGCCTTATTCACCAGCCACCTTTGGCACTCATCCCTTCAAGTTCTGTGAACATAATGTGATCGGTTTCTACGCTTGGTTATTTGAGTCCGATCAATACGCCTTTTGCAATGTCCATGAACATACTTGGCACCAACGGTATCGCCATTACCATAGTTGGTCCCAGTGGAGCGCGGAGCGGATGAAGGAGCTGGACAATTTGTATCTTACGGGCATGGATAACCCGACCCTGGAAGATCAAATTATGCAGACCGCTCAAGGCTGGTGGGTCCTGAGGCGCGACACCCACATCAGCAGATGGGTCGAACAAACTCAGCGCCTGGATCATGATCAGACCGTCCTCCAGCAGCTTTGGCAGTACATCCGTCCAGGGTCGACAGTGATTGACGCAGGAGCCGCCATTGGCGACCACACTATCTTTTACTTAGGTGCTGTGGGGCCAACAGGTACTGTCTATGCTTTCGAGCCTCACCCGATCCAATACGCATGCCTAACCCGGAACTGTCCCAAGGCTCGTTGTTACCCACAGGCCCTGGGCGACACGTCCGGCACGGTACATCTTTTCCATGAGCCGGATATAGTAGCCGGGTCGCGGCTGATAGATCCCCAGCTGCAATGGCCGATGAGCAGCTGTGAACGGGTGACTCTGGACAGTGTGGTAGAAGACAAAGGCAATGTGTCGCTACTGAAGATTGACGTGGAAGGCTGTGAGCCGGAGGTCTTGCGCGGGGCACGAGAGATCATTAAAGAGAGCCAGCCCGTGATCTGGTTTGAGCAGAACCCAGAAGCCTTGCAGCGCCAAGGTCATTCAATTGATGAGGTCCGGGATCTGATCGCTGAACTAGGCTATCACGTAGTCCGGTTCTACCCAGACGGCTCAAGCTGGAACGGGAGTCCCGATCAAAAATCCCAGTGCGACATCCTTTGTTCGCCATGATCTCGCTCATGCTCCAGTGTTCGCCGATGGACCTGGGGCCAGCCTTCGAGCTGACCCAGCTAATCTGCGACATTGAGCATAAGAAGAAAGAGGGCTGCGAATTCTATCTGGTCTACCGCAAGGACTGTCCGGCCTGGGTAGTCAAGGAGTTCGAGAAGCTGGCACGCCCTAAGTTCCAGCGGGCCGCCGCCCGGATGGCTCGCAACCATGACACTGGCTGGCCCGGTGGCTGCAACATGCTGGCTGCCAGTGCCTTTATCGAGATGAGTCTCTTGCGCCGGGAAGGTGCTTGTAATAGCGGCTTTCTCTTGTTCGAACCGGACTGTGTTCCCATGGCCAAGGACTGGATCGACCGGCTCAGTGCCGAATGGGACCGAGCCCAGGGCCTGGGCAAGGAGATCGTAGGCCATTGGCATCAAGCTGACCCCGGCCCGGAGCTGCACATCAACGGCAATGCTATCTGGCGCACCAGCTTCTTCGACGAGCACCCTACCTGGATCGTGGGGGCTGGAACCCAGGGCTGGGACTACTTCTTCCGGGACAAGTTTATCCCCATCTCCATGGACACTAACCTCATGCACCAGCATTGGGGCCGGTACGGTATGAGCGAGGACGAGTTCAAATCAATCGAGAAGAACGGCGAACACCCCGTCTTTTTCCACGGCTTAAAGACGCCGGATGGCCGCCAGCATGCCAGAAAACTGCTTGTGTAACTCCTTGAAAATCAACGAAAATCCTACCATTACGGAGGATCCGCAACGTTTTCCTCCTGATCAGGAGTGCTGACAATCTAGCTTGCTTTCGGCCAGGATGAGGCCTAGAAGTCAAGCGCTGCGGTTCCGGCTCCCCCCGTCCCATTGCGGGAGCTAAGGCCTGTCACCGAGGCTGTTCAAATCGGGTGCCTGTCAGTCAATGTTAGCACCCATTTCGTCTCCATGGCAGACTGTATCGTAACCCCTATCCAGGCAGTAGACTTTGCCAACAGGGATAATAATAGACTGGTCGGTCAAATTACGACCTTGATCATGCGTCGAGCCCCGTTTAATGACGTACTCGACGGCGGCGTATTCGAAAACGCCATATCGGATCAGCAACGCAATGTCGTTGTTGAGCGCCCCATCCTCGGACAGAGCCTCGTCCTTCCCGAATACATAAATGATACCGACAGTTGCGGAACCTTCGGGCAAATTTCGCAAGTTGGTACCACGGAATACATCACCCGGCTTGGAACCCTGAGAGGTCGCGGCCCAAAAGTTTGCGTAAAGCAAATGCGGTCGGCCTTCCAAAACTCCTATGTAGCAGTACAAGACTCGCTCCAGAAACAGTTGCTCTATCTAGCCAACTGTGACGTGAGATCGCAGCTCTTCCTACATAGCGGCGTGAAGGTGAAAATCAACCAGGGCAGGACCTTCGAACAGATGATCAACGGCGATGTCCAGATGATTGACGTGCCAATGAATGACAGCACGCCGCCGGACGCCAATCTGACGTTCTCTTTCCTCCAGTACCTGCTCGTGTTCGCGCATGAGACGTTACTCTGCGAGAGCTTCGAGTCGGAGAAGGGCGCTATCGCCAAGTTCATCGGCTCTCAGAACCAGCTCAACGTTTTCCGCGACGAGTTGAACGTCCACCAGGATCTGCAATACCTGACGACAGGCCGGTATGAAATTGGTAACGAAACTTTAACTGGTTATACATGGGAAGGCCCGTACCGAGGAATTTCTTTCGGAATTGACCAGCAACCGCTTCGTTTTAACCAGTTTACCGTGTTGAATGGTCAACTGATTCCCCAATTTATCGAGCCAGAAATTGCGGTGCCGGTAACGACTGGCTTCGGCGCACGCACGAATCCCGCTTGGTTGTACGCACAATATGAGGTGGGCTTCCTGGTCTTCGCCAACAGCTTCCGGCGGCTCGTCCCCGAGCAGTACCTCGGTGTCGGTGATTGGAAATTCCCGGCACAGTTCGCACAAGGGGAACTCGAGTTCACCGTCATCAGAGACAACGATTGTAATACTTATGGTGATTATGGTTATCATATATACCAAATGATCCGTGCCTATCGCCCCGAGCGGCCTCACGCGATCATTCCAATCGCCTATAAGCGTTGCAACCCGACGTTTAATTTCTTGACCTGCCCAAGCTATCCTGGGTCTGCGTCTGGATATTCCATGTAGGTCTTCGCACCGGAGGGGGCCGATTCGTTCAAAGTTGTCTGGCTAAACAAAAGGAGAACGCTCAAAAGACGCTTAAGGATCGGCCCCTTCACCTTTATGAGTCACACCAAACCAATCAAACTGGGCCATGAACTGCATGCCGAGATCATTGGCCCCGCCAGCATTCCGGACGTTCTCTATCCAGAGCTGCACATCGGAGACAGCGAAGATGAGCGGCTCCTGGATCTGCCGGATGAGGGCACCGCTGAGATCAAGTTCAGGGTCAAACGCCGGACCCATCGAGAGGAGGCCCAGGGAGACTCGAAAAAGAAAAGGCGTTGCTGCTCCATTACGCTCGAGGTCATCTCCTTGGAACCGGGGCATGACCCGAAGTTCAACGGCAAGAAGAAGACTCACTGGGAAATGTTCAACGGAGGGCGCTGATGCCAGCTATCCTTCAATATATCCAGCAGCTCCTGGCGGCCTCACCCTTTGTTCCTTTCTTTATCCAGCTGACCAGCGGTGAGAACATCGCCGTTGTCACTAAGACTGGCGTCACTTTCCCTGTCACTAACCAGGGCGTCTTCGTGATCTTGAGTCAGGGCGCTTTTCGGGCCTACACCGACCAAGCCATTCAGTTCGTCGAGCTTACAACCCAATGATTATCGTCAGCGATGTGATCGATCAGGTAGGCCGGGTCCTGGGGACCTGCGACCCAACCTACACTTACGATGTCCTGACCAGGGCCGTCGAGTTGCTCGCCAACAAACCCACGAAAACGGGCGTGTGCTGGGATCCCCTCATGGTCTACGTCGATCTGCCGATAGTGAACGGCTACTACATCGCTCTGCCGCCGCACATTGAGAAGCCAATCAAGATCAACCTCAACAAGCAGCCGAGCTTTACCCGCAACCAATTTTACGAGTTCAGCCTAAACGGCCCAGGCTCCAACGATCCTGAGGCTGGCTGGTCCTGGCAAGATCGGGGCTGGAAGGCCTTACAGAAACCCTGGCCGCCGGGAGGCGCTCCACTTCTGATCACTTCAGATAACCCCAGTGACGATGAGGTCCAGATCCTGGTCAATGCCGTCAACCAGGACCAGAGCACCAGCTGGATCACCGCCTTTGTCGGGGATGTCTATCCCACAGAAAGTCAGGCCCCCGTGTGGATCTACGGGATCCTGGAGGTTTCCAAACCAACTACCCTGGGGACCTTGAGCGTCTATTCCTCCAATGCACCTACGCCAGATGCTTTGGTGGCCACCTGGGCATCAGATGTCCACTACCCTCAATTCGAATGGATCAAGCTCTCCCAGAACGGAGTCGCGGCCAAGATCCTGGCCCGCCGCCGGACCCACAAATTAACCCAGCCCACAGATGTCATCCCGCTCTCGAACAGACAAGCCATCATCACGGCCTGCATCGCGATCAAAGCCTTCGACACCCTTAACTGGGACGACGGAGCCACCGCAGAACAGAACGCCCTCCGATTCCTCGAAGAGGATCAAGCCGCCCGCAACCTCTTCCAACGCATTTCACAGGCTGCCGAAACCTCTCCGACCCTTAATCTCACGATCAATACCCGAGATGCCATCATAGTGGCCGACATCTATGACGCGGCTTGCGATATCTTCGGCCCCATCGGTCAGCCCAAGATCTTCGATAGGATCACCGAGGCTATCGAGCTTGGGAATAACCTCTCCCAGTGGGACCCGTTAATCGGCTACGTGGACATCACTACCTGGGACAGCTTCTACGTAACTCTTCCCTATTATGTGGATCAGGTTTTGGCGATAAATGTCAACAAGACCACCGGCCTCTACCATGACCAATGGTACGAATTCAACATGAATGGCTTCGGCCAGGACAATGACAACGCTGACGTTGTCGGCTCGAATAGATTGTGCGGAGGCTGGGAAGAGGTAGGTGAGATGCCATGCGCCTTCCCGCTGGCAGGCCCCTACTATCTGGTCGCCGCCCCGGTCGATGCCGGAGACAACGGGATCCAGATCCGGGCTTGGGGAATCGATGTGAACGATCTCCCGGTGTACGGCAGCGATGGTAATCCCGGCGCACCAATAACTTGTGAACAGAACTCCTTCGATATTTCGGGCCAACCGGGAGCGCCCTGGAAGGTCATCGAACGGATCCTGATCCAGGGGACAGCCCAGGGATTTATCCAGCTCTATGCCACGGACGGCACCCAGTACCTCCAAAACTTGGGGATCTTCTGGCCCGGTGTGTGCGAGCCTCGGTTCCGCATCATCAAGATCGGACAGAAAGCTGTCACTGTCCGGCTACGCTACCGCAAACGCTGGCTGAAGATTACCGGCCTCACTGACCCCATCCACTTGCGGAGCCGGAGCGCAATGCTCAACCTAATGCGAGCCATCCAGACTGGCATGAGTGACCCGGCTGGAGCCAACGCCCTGCAAATGGCAGCCAAACAGCTACTCAACCAGGAGTGGCGCTCAGTCCATCCTCACGCTGAGCTGGGATTGCAGGTCGATTCTTCTATCTGGGGCTCAAGCTTTATCTACATGCCGTGATTCCATGGGAGCACAGAACCTACAGATCATTATGGATGGCCAGTGGTCTGGCGGTGTCGATAGCTTTCTCTATCCAACTGACATAGTCCAAGGCTCCTACGCCTGGGGTGTCAATGTCGTTAACCGTGGCGGCGTAGTTCAAACCCGGCCCGGAAAACGCCGAGTCAAAAGCTTCTGTGGCCACCGTGGCCAGGGCGTCTATTGGGTTAGAACCCTGGATGACCGCAACTATCTGATGGTGGCCATCGATGGACAGGTCTATACCGCACCTTTCCCGTTTAAGAACTGGACGCACCTCAGTGGAGTCAACTTCCGGCCTGATGCCGAGCGGATCTATTTCTGTAATACCGAACAGGCGATCACCTACAACACCGACAACACCATCGCTCTGTTGCCCTACCCAAAGAACATAGTCTTTATGCAGGACGGCACCTCCACGCCCTGCTATTGGGACCTGGGCTCTGGAATACAGCCAGCCAGTACTGATTTCAGTTCCGGTATCGTCAATGACAACTATGTGACTGGCACGCCAAGAGCCCCGCTGATGATTGGCACGGCCATGATCTGGAAGGATAATCGGCTTTGGATCGCCGTGGACAATATAGTCTATGCCAGCGACCTGCTTTATGCCGCTTCCTTCCAGGAGAATACCTACCTAGCCGAGCAGACTGGCTTCCGCTTTCCCCGAACTGTCATCAACTTCTGGCCCATGCCGGTCATGGGCCTCATGGTCCTGACTGAGTCCAGCATGCACGCCCTGCAAAGCTATATCCAGGACCGGACTACTTGGCAGCAGCAGACGAGCCCCCCCTTCCAGTCCGATATCAACCTGGAGATCGGGCTGATCGCACCCTGGGGCATCGTCAATCTGCATGGAATGCCTTGGCTCTTAACCGCAAGAGGAATCATCTCGTTTGACCGGGCAATGACTACCAATCTGACCACGGTCATCCTCACCGCAGACGGCGAGATGATGCGCTCTAAGACCCTGCTGGCACCCAACGTTAGCCGCGCCTGCCTGGGAGTTTGGGAGAACGTTCTCATGTGCGGCATGCCGAATACCTGCACCAAGAACAGGCACACCTGGATCATGGACGCAGGGATCGCGGAAAAATTGAACAACACCCAAGGCATGTGCTGGACCGGCGTCTGGACCGGCACGTTCCCGATCCAATTTGCCAGCCCAATTGTTAACGGGACCCAATACAACTATGAGCTTTCTTACTCTGGCGGCTTTCTGGCCGTTAACCAGGGGGATAGCCCCTCGCCCCAGCCTGAGACTAATATGCCGTCCCAGGCGTACATCCATCTCTGGGAGAATTTCATACCCAACCAGATCGATGCTTGTGAGACCTCCATTAATTGCTCCGTCGAGACCAAGATCTTCACACTGACGACAGACGACTACTACAGGTTTGTCTTCGCTGAGTTCATGTTAATCAACCTGAAGGGGACGGTGCCGGTACAGGTTTATGTGACTGGGATCGCTGGAAATTATCAGCCCCTCTTCTCAACCACGCTGCGGGCCGATGTCGGCCCCTGGGGCAACCCTAGCGGCACTTCCCTCCTTTACTATGTGAGCGCTGGACGCACTACCCAGTTCGAGAACTATCGGCGGCAGGTTAGGCACATGAGGACCCAGGAGTTTATCGTCCACGAAAGTGCGGACGAAGCAGCCTGCCTGGAGATTGGACGGCAGGACGGTATTGATAAGGGCTTTCAGCTGATGATTCAATGGCAGGGCCGCTTGGGGCTGCGGGCGCTGAAGTTCTTCTATGATCGGCAATTGCAATCGCCCCAGGGCCTCTGCCCCGTCGATGAGAGCCAGACCCCACATATCGTTTTGGAGGCCACAGCATGAGACCAAGCCAGCACCAGGGAATCTTTGACCCAACCACTGACACCCTGACTGTCGTGGGCCTGATCCCGCAGACCGGCATGCCGCCGATCTATTTCAGCCGGAGCCGGGAAGTTCTCTATGATGCGCTCCAGAATGAGAAAACCTTCATCTTCAATAAATTCGGGCCACAGCGCTTAGATCTCTGCCGCCCTAACATGCACTGGTAATCTATGGCCGCCGCGACTACTCAGCTACCGCTCTCGATCTCCATCGCCCCGTTCCCCGAAGGTTTCCATGGGGACATGGACGAAACATTTCAACAAGCGTGTTTGCTGATGGAGGCCTATATCGAGGGCAGCTTCCTCACCGGCTTGGTACTGCCTCCGGGATCAACCCTTCCTACCAATGACCAGGGTCCCATAGCTATGGGCGGCGTCTGGTACTTCTGGGATCCCGGCAGCCAGAGCTACCAGCCCCAGACCGTGCCGGTCAAGATGGCGAAGAACTACGCCAAGAATCCCAGCTATCAGGTTCAGCAAACTATAGGTCCCTTTACCCTGGGTGTCGGAGTTACCAACACCTTCGACATGACGGTCGCCAGGGCGACCCAGGCAAACCTAGTTCAGGTTAAACCTGTCGCCGGGCCACCCTCTACTCCTGACAACGATACCATCTGGCAGGCTGTCCAATCCACGGTGCTGACCGCATACGCGACTTTGGCGGCAGGCGATATCTTTGGGCACGAGCACATATTCGAGGGGATCGATATCCTCCCACTGCAAGGCCAGACCTTGAGCTTGGGCCTCTCGGTCTATGCCAGTGCGTCCGGCACTTACTCTGTCTATCTGATTAATAGCGGGGGCGATCAATCCTACGTACAAAACTTCACTGTGCCTACGCCGAACGTATGGCAACGGGTAAAGATCCAGGGGATCCCGGCCTTCCCTACCACCGGCACTTGGCAGTGGGGAGAGGGGCAGACCGGTCTCCGAGTCGGCGTTGCCCTGGCTGTCGGTACCCAGTGGCAGACGACTAAACCCGGCACTTGGCAACCGGCCCAGGCTTTCGGCACCAGCAGCAATATCAATATGCTGGCAGTCGGCGCTCAGTTCATATCTATCACCGGCATCAAGTTAGAAGTTGGCGCGGCCTGCACTCCCATTACGGTCAATTCTTTTGCTGCCGATTACCAGGACTGCATCCGCTACTACTGGTCCGGGTTCGTCTATCAGACCCTGAACTCAGTGGGCGCAGCATTGAACGCCACGGCCTACATTGCTAATACCGCACTCTTTGAATTCGCTTTCCCGATTCGCCTGTGCCGGACACCGACCATTACCCCTTACGCTTGGCAAGGATTCACCTCTGGTCAGATAACCAATATTAGCACCGGCACCAATTACGCCGTCACTGGTTTCGGCGGTTCACAAAAAGGTGTCAACTGTAATCCCACTGGGCTAACTGCCGCCAAGGGCGATGTCCTCACCTGTATTATCGTTGCCGATGCCCGCCTTAAGTAAACATCCCGATAAGTCTGCCATCTCAGTCATCTGCTGTGAGAGTGAGAAGGACCTACGTCGCTACCCTATCGATGAGCTGGCCCAGGACATCATTGGCGAGGATGTACCTCGCACCTTCCCGGTGTACCTCTTCTTCTACAACGGCACGCTTCGCGGCTGGGCTAATGTGAGGCTCCAGCACATCGTCTATCCCTGTATCCATCCCGATAAGATCCCACCACGGGAGTTCGTGAAGCTGACTAGGTCATTGGTGACTGAATTCAAACGGCACACCGGAGACCCGATCTTTATGTTGTGCGATTACGCTAGGCGGCTTGGTCCCAAACATATGCGCCGACTCCGGCTAAAGCCAGCCGAGGAGCAGGCCTATATCTACACCGAGGAGGAAGAATGAGATTTCCCCCCGAAGAGCATGATTGGTTAGATAATAACTTCTTCTTTGGCGGGGGTGGCGGCGGTGGTTCCACTCAGTTCCACGCCCAGGGTTCACCTCCTAGCTTCCAGTATCTGTCGCCATCAGCACTCAATCAGATGGCCGTAGGCGCTGATGCACAGAGCTATGCCATGAGCGATCAGGCTTTCGCCAACCAATACCCCGCGCTCCAGCAGGCCTACAACCAGTACCAATCCAACTTGGGCAAGCAGGTAGGCCTTGTCGGCCAGGGCCAAGCCGGGCAAAGCCAGCTCATGGGTGGCCTCGCCAACACCATCGCTGGGCGCATGCAGACACCCACCACACAGAACATCCAGAACATGCAGAATGCCGCCGCTACGATGGGGTCGGCGGTTAATCCGATCTACGGGATGGGTGCGCAACAAGCATCCTATGCCCAGCCCATCACTAATCTCGGCATGAGCCAAGCCGGACTCGCTCAGCCATTGGTTGGCATGGGGATGAATGTCGCCGGACAGATGGGCGGGATTGGGAACCAGATCAATCAGCAGGCCGGAAACCTGTATGGCGCGGCCCAGATCCCCTACCAGCTGGGGCAGCAACTCCTTCAAGAACCCATCGACCCCCAAACCCAACAGCAGATGATGCACGCGGGCCTGGGCCAAGCTGCCGGGGCATTAGGCGCTGCATCCCTGGGGCAGGGCATGGCGGGCCAGTCCGCTGCCGCGAGACAACTTGGCCTCAATACCCTCCAATATGGCCAAGCGATGAGAGGCGAGGCCATGGGTGACATCGGCCAGTACTCATCCATGCTGGGTGCAGCGGGCCAGATGCAAGGCTTAGGGGCTGGCATCATCGGTCAAGGCGGCCAGATCGGAGGTCAACTGATGGGCCTGGGCGGCCAGCAACTAGCCCAGGGAGCACAGACCATGGGACTTGGCAGCCAGCAGCTGGGTCAAGCAGCCCAGACTTACGGCCTGGGAGCCAATGTAGCCGGGGCAGCCGGAGGCATGTATGGACAGGCACAGCAAGCCCAGGAAACCTACGGCATGGACACGGCCCAGATGGCTTCTATCTACGGCGGCATGCAGAACCAGCAGGCCACCAATCTTTTGGGCAACATCGCCAATGCTGGGCAGATGTTCGCTAAAAGGCCCTATGGCCTGGGCGGCACCAACATGGCCCAGGTCGATCTCTCGCAAGCCGGTGCCTACAACAGTTTTCAACAAGCCAATTACGCCACGATGAATGGGATTGCATTTAATCAAGCCCAATTGAATGCACAACAGCAGCAGTTGCAGGCCCAGCAAAACGCTTCCATGACCGGCGCTCTACTCTCTACCGGCACAACCGCTGCCACTACCGCCGCCATGGTCTCGGCCATGGCCTGCTGGGTCGCACGCGCTGTCTATGGCACCAGGGATAATCGCTGGAAGACTTTCAGGCATTGGCTCCTGCACAAGGCACCTAGTTCCGTCCGGTCAGCATACTTGCGTCACGGCCAGTCCGTCGCTTCGATGGTGAGGCGCAGCTCTCTGCTGCGCTTCTGCCTGCGTCTAGCTATGGACTCAATCATTAAGAGGACTGTCTATGTACAATGCGGAGCGTGAGCTAGTCCGAGCAGCGGCAGCCGAGTCACTAAACAAGCTCACCCGAGCCGAGCTATTACGGCACTTCTTAATCTCCCGAGTCGGGGATATCACGGGGATGGACACCATCGGCGTCCCGATCTTTACTGCGATCAGGGCATTGTCCAAGACCATTGCGATCCACGCCGGGAAAGGCATGAATCCCAGACTGAGCCGAGCGGGAGCGATTGCGGAGGCTATCGAATTCGAGGCCGCTGAACATCCACATGGCAAAGCCGTCGTTGCCCAGGCGATCCAGATTCCAGCAGAAGAGCGCCTGGACATCATAGACTGTTTTCCAGCCCGCTCCAGCGTAGTGAGTGATTTCACGCCGTTGGCCTGGGAAGAAGCCACCAACATTCAGAATGGCTCAGTCAAGCTCATCCCTTCGGATCTCATCTGGATGGTCAACCGAATCGAGCAGCAGCCCTTGCTCTACTTGCAGACTGGATCTAATGGCCTAGCCACCGGAGGCACCCTGGAAGACGCTATCCTCTCCGGCCTGTACGAGATTCTGGAACGCGATGCTTGGACCCTGCACCAGTTCTTGGTCGATAACTATGGCTACATTTCCCAGCGCATCCCGCTGGTATCACTGCCGGAACCAATCGAGGGGCTGGTGCGCAAGATCGAGGCTACGGGGTCGAGGCTGCATCTATTTGACTGCACCAATGACTACCGAATCCCGGTTATCAACGCGACGATCCTGGATCTGAGCGGCAATTGTGCCGGGATGTTTGCTGGTTATGGCTGCCATCTTAATGCCGAAGTCGCCGCTATCCGGGCGATCACCGAGGCAATCCAATCCCGAGCAGGCTATATCTCCGGGGCTAGGGATGACCTATTCCGGCGGCAGTTCTTGCTTATGAAACGCCTGGATCACGGGAAGCTGGATCAGATGTTCAGTGAGTTACCCGTAGGAGGGCTGTTATCTGAATACCGGACTGTACGCTTCGATACCATCAAAGCTGAGTTGCGCTATCTCTTACGCCTGATCAAAGCCGCCGGGGTCTCAGAGGTCTATGTGAGAGAGATCGGGGCCTACGTGGATAACATCTATGTGGTCCGGGTATTCAGCCCTCAATGCGAGCCGTTCAGGTTCGACTTCTGGCAGCCGAGCTTGCGCTGCCTCTCCTATGCTAAGCGCAAGATGGCCGAGCTGGCCAAGCAAGGTAAGGAGAAAGTCACTGAGCCGGAGGAAGAAGACGAGGAAGGAGAAGAATGGAAAAAGTCTTAGTTTACCTGGGGCCAAGCCTTCCGATTGGGATAGCCAAAGAAATTCTCCCCGATGCGGTTTATCGCCCACCGGCCCGACAGGCTGACATCGTCAGTGATCTGGCCAGGGTCAAGCCCACGCACCTCATCCTGATCGACGGCACCTTCAGGGAGAATCTCTCGGTCTGGCATAAGGAGCTAGTGTATGCCCTCCAGTTCCCTGGAGTCCAGGCCGTCTACGGGGCTGCCAGCATAGGCGCACTCCGGGCCGCCGAGCTGGATTACCTGGGCATGATCGGCCTGGGTAAGATCTACGAATGGTACCGGGATGGAGTGACCGAGGACGATGCCGAGGTGGCTGTTAGCTATGCCGAGCACAAAGGCCAGTATCATCTTAACAGTGTGCCGCTAGCCGATATCCGGGCTGGAGTCGAGGAGCGCGGCGACGATGCCTATTGGTTCCTGGATCGGATGCGTAGCGTGCCATATGCCGAACGCACTCACGATCTATGCGAGCGAGAATGGCAAGTAGAAGCGCTCCAGCCGAACTATCCTTGTCGGCCCCAGAAACAATTGGACGCCGAGCTGGCTCTCCGGGAGTTCCGGGATCATAAGCCGGAGCCGGTCCATAAGCCACAACCCGATGACCTCTCAATGACTTTCGGCGCTCTCTATGAACGGGACCGGCGCATCAATATCAAGGGCGTCCCTATCCCGCAGCAACACCTGGATGCCTTCGTCCTATTACATAACCCGGAATGGGAAAGGATAACCTGGGATGCTAGCAACCAGGAGCTGGCATTAATGCTCTGCAATTTATTGCACGTTATGGTCAGCCTGGAAGAGATCGGACGGGAAAGCGCCCGGTTCCAGCAGCGGGCCGGGATCACCACCCAGGAAGAGTTCCACAGCTTCCTAGAGAACAACGGCTGGAACACCCACGAGTTCGACCGGCTGATGATCCGCAATGCCAGGATCCGCAAGCTCCAGCATCACCTAACGGTTTCCAAAGTCTTCAAGCGTAACACCCAGTCGGTCCTGGATTACTTGCGCACCCACCAGGGATTTGATTTCTGGGCCATCCAGGCGGCCCAGCAAGAGGCGCGACTGGATAATGATGAATGGCTCTCCATCGACCTGGAGACTCCCGTGCTCCAGCGGCTCAAGGAGCACCTGGAGAAAGAAGGGATGGAATTCAATATGACCCCTGAAGAGTACCTCCTGGAAACCGGCTTTAGCAATTTGAATGAGCTGTCCGTAGCTCTCCAACGCACGGCAGCTGGAAAGGAACACAATGTCTAGCGGTGTAGGTGGCAGTCAACTCACTGGGAATTCCGGTCAACTCACTACCATCCCTAACCCTGGCGCTGGCAGTACTATTGGCTCGAACGGCCAAGTTTTCTTGTCTGATGGGTCGCCTTTTCTCTTTAATGGACAACAAGTATTTGCAGGCGCGAATGGGACATTCACGACGACGGCTCCTAGCAGCACATCCGCTGCGACGACTCAAAGTCAGGGGATGCAGCCGAACTTCCAGGTAAGTAACGCCTACGTTGGTAATCCACTCTATTCCCCCTCGCAGACTGGTGCCGCGTTAATGGGCCAGCAGATGATGGTTAATCCCAATCCATCACAGCAACCGATCTCTAGCCAAAGCGGCATCTATTCTGGCCCGCAAACCCCGACGCTCTCGAGCGGGGTCCCGGCTATACCACAAGGGCCATGGAGCCATGTGCCCGGACTGATAGGAGGCATGGCTCCCCAAGGCCAAGTAGGTCCTGCCTCGCTTGCCGCCAATCCTCAAAACGTCTGGAATGTTCCTAAGCCTAGCACCACCACCATCACGCCGACCGCACCTTATGGCGGCGTCTCCAGTGCCACTTCTTCTCCCAGCCCCTTTGCTACTCCACCAGCAGCGCCATCCATCAATTACTCGTCCACAGGACTACCGCCGCCAACAGCTCCGACACCAAATATGCAGCCGCAATCACGGGCATTGGGTCTCACGCCATTGAATGCAGCCAGTAATTATGTCACTAACGCGACCACCCCAGGAACCAGCGCCGGATTCCTTGCCTTAGGAGCGGCGACCAAACACATGGCCGCCGGTGGCCGGGTGAGACGAGATCAGCAAAACCAACCGCCCCCGCCCATACAGGTTGGACCGCAGCCAGGGCCGATCAATATGCCAGCTGCCGGACCACCGCCGAATATCCCGGTGGGAACGCCGATTAACCCTGCCGCTTTTGCACCTGGAGGGCAGTACGGAGCACCGCTAGCACCGGGCATGGCCCCTCCCCCTGTCGCACCTCCGGTTAATAATCCCAACTTCCAGATGCCGCCTGGGTTCGCGCCAGGACAAAACTTACTGGGAGCGCTTCCTGGAGGTAATGTGCCACCGCCGAACCCCATGGGACCGGGACCCCAATTCATGGGTCAGCTGCCAGGAGGGATGATAGGACCCCAAGCCACTCCAGGAATCAAGCTGCGGCAATCCGGCGGCCCGATCCAGAAGGACGATGACGAGACTTACTTCGGAGGTCAACCCTCGCCAGCAGCTAGCCCAACCCCGACTCCGAAAACTAGCCCAACTCCCAAACCGACTCCGGTCCCGCCTGCGAAATGGCAAACCACCATCGCGGGCCAGCCGGTAGAAGATCAGCCATACCAGCAGAAGGCAGCCGGTGGCAAGGTTGACACTGACACAGTGCCTGCCATGCTCACCCCCGGCGAATATGTAATCAATAAAGATGCAGCTGAGAACATCGGTAAAGAGAAGCTGGATGAACTTAACCAGAAAGGTAAGTCCAAGAAGTTAGGTGATGGGCTGTACCCTCAACACCTACAAGCTGGCGGGGACGTTCAAGATTTAGACAACTTGTCTACCAACTATGCGATGAATCAGTTCAACGCCGCACAGCAGACCATGCTGCAAGCTATGCTGCGTCAGAACCCGCAAACCCAATACAGCCAAAATGCACCTTCGAGTTCCAGTAATCCGTTATTTCAGCGGTTCCTTACGCTGAAGCAGCAATTCGTCGCTAATCGTCTAGGCACTCAGTACGGTCCAGGGCAACAAGCGGCAGCTCAGAAAAAAGCTCAATCTTCTGTCCCTCAGACAATTGGAGCACAGACGACAGCCACCCAGCGTCCATCGACTCCACAGCAAGGGACTCCACAGCAAGGTTTCCCAGGCGTTGGCGGCAATATGTATGGCGGCGGCGGCGGCGGGATGCCGCCCGGAACGCTTCCCGGCCAGGGAACTTACCTGCCAGCGGCCCAGCAAACACCAAACTATCCCGGCAATATGACTCAATGGCTGGCCCAGTTTGGCCATACTCCACAGGGACAAACATGGCTGGCCAACAATCAGAATAATCCCGCTGCACAGGCTTATATAAGATCGCTCTCAAGTGCTACTGGGCCGGGGAGCCCTTTGTACGGGAACCCGCAAGGCATGCAGGTAGGACCAGCTAATCCAGGGATCGCTAGCCCAACTGCAACGGCGCAGACCGCTGGTGATTATGCGGCAGGAGCTGCGAATCCGGCAAGCGGAACAATGAATTTAGGCCAAGCACCAGCGGCTCCAAACTTTAATGTAGCAGCCACCATTGCAGGCGCAGGCCAGAATGTCGCCCAAGCCTGGAGCAATTACGGGAAATCGGTCGGCAGCTGGAATCCGATCCCAGCCGGAAGCTGGGCAAACGCAATGTATTACGAAAACCCGGAGATAGCTCATTACTATCAGTATATGCAGCCCTTCCAGGAGTATCAGATCGTTTAAGAGAAAGGTAATTTATGGCAGGCGGTGTAGGTGATACTAGCAGTGTACCTGAGCATGGCCCGATCCAGGCGCAATACTGGCCGCAGACACATGTTACCCAGCTTGGCCCGATCAACAGACTGGAGCCGGTTAACTGGATGGATAGCTTGGGCCTAGCGGCCCGCGAGGCTGGCAAGCAGCTGATGACGAGCATGGCAAATCCCGCCGTCAGAGAGGCGGCTCGTGCGGAGGCGATGCGTGCTCAAGCCGAGCAAAAACTCGCGCAATACTACCGGGATAATCCCATGATGCTTCGCCGGTACGGTTCAATGGGAAGCGGCGGCCTTACCACCCTAGCGAAAGCTCAATCCGGTGTCCTTGGTTACGTGGGTGACACGGATATCATGCCGACTCAGACGAATGACGCCCCGGCAGCCCCGAGTCAGACTGGAGGAGACGGAAGCGCAGAGGCCGAAAAGACCACTAAGGCATTGAAACCGGGACCAAGGCCCGGAACGGAAGAGACCCCAGCAGATGGCGACCAGAGTGACCAGAACAAGGATACCAGCAAGCCATTTGGAAGCACTACGAATTTTGGCGGCGTTTCCAATGTGCCAGCTGCACCTCAGACCATGGATGATCTGGACAGCCGGATCCGGGTGGCTGTGGCGGATGTGATGAACAATCCCACGGCCTATCTCAATCCGGGTGGGGCGGCTCAGTATCCGAGCCAGCCTTGGTATGGAAGCCAGGGAGGACAGGTACCACAGAGACTGGCTGATGGCGGCCAAGTGCAGCAAGCACCACAGCAGGACCAAGATAATCAGAACTTTCAGCCATCACCTTTTGTGTCCCCCGCACTCCAACAAGCAGCCGGTGGCGATCCGCAAAAAGAGCTGGCACTCCTCCGGCAATGGCAAGGCACCCAGCAGGCTAATTTGCACCCCGTCATTCCGGCTAGCGCTGTTAAAGCGGCACTGAAAGAAGGAGTACACACCGGAGTCACGGATGTGGTTTACAATCAGGGCGCTGGCCCAGGCGCACAGCCTAGTTACACCGTATACACCAAGAACCCACAAGGACAGGGGACTACTGCGCAGACTCTGCCGCTCACCCAGGTAGCGAAATTCTTCCCGCATCTGGCTTCGGGCAGCAATATGAGTCTGGCCATGAGCGGGGCAGATATGCAACAAGGGACGCCACCGGGCATGGGAACTCCTCCGGCACCCGTTGCGCCGACAGGAGGTGCCGGAGCTGCACCAGGAGCTACAGCCGGGTTTAACGCGGGCGCTCCTTCTGCCCCAGGTGCTTTAACAGGCGGGATTCAAGGAGCTGGCCAGAATCCGAATGACGTGGTTAATCAACAGATTCACCAGATGGTGGCCGACAGGATCCTGCATCCCGAAAATCTCCTGGTTGATAACACACCAGCCGGGAACCCGAATAATGCGACCACTAACACCTCTAATGTAGTTAAAACCAACCCAAGCAATTTCCTCGACAGCTGGCGATCTAAGGATTCAACCACTGATCCCAATCCGCCGCCGATAATGAATCCGCAAGGGATTGCAGACGTGCAGCGGCAGAATGCAGCTCACCAGAAAGAAGGCTGGGATAAGGCCCAGGACGCAAATGACGGAAGTGGGGTCAATAAGATTGCAGCGGTACAATATGACGGAGCTGGAGGGCAACATTTCTGGTTCCACGATACCCGTTCTAACATCAGCAGCGTGCCATTCCTGGTCTATAGCGATACCGGGTATAGCCAGATCAGGATGCCGCTCGATGGCCAGGGCCACACTATGGAGGTGATGCTGCCGGACTGGCAGATCAAAGAGAATCTTTCAAAGATGGGGATCAATCCTGAGGGCTGGTCACACAATCAGATGGTGGCCGCAGTCCAACAAGAGATCTATAACAACACCCACGGCGATTTCCCTCTGGCTACCCGGAATAAACTCGAGACCGAGTTAAATCAAACCCTCCAATCTCAGCGAGGTATTGATGCCATCACCGAACTGAACAAGCATAACCAGCCTGGAGATCCAGCCGGAAGTGGCTGGAGTATCATCCAGCGGGCTCGAGCGTACATCGATCAGAACTCGAATCTGATGGCTGGCTGGCCCCAAGCCCAACAATGGGTGACAGCCATCCAGCACGCCCTGGGCAATGCCCCTGCGCCTGCGGCATTGGTGGCGCTCCAGGATGCAATGACCCAGTTAACTGATGAAAGTCGGTTGGGTCCTGAGGAAAAGGAGGGACTACCTCCTCTGAGCTTCGACAATTACCTATTGCCTCGCCTAATCCAGTATAACCATACGATGGCGGCACGTCTTAGTCGGCAGATCTCAAGCTCTCTCAATAACAACGAAAAGATCGATGCTTCCTATCTGAAGGTAGGCAGAGGATTACGTGAGAATGGACGTGTCCCCGACACGGGACTTAGCATGGAAGCTCTCGATAAAATAACCCGGTCCAAACCGGGGACAGCTATGCCGAGCCCAACTGCGAGCCCCACTCCAGAACCAGTCTTGCAGGCGCAGCCTAACGCTACCCCGCTGGATACCCGCAACATGACCCAGGAGGAGATGAATAAGGCGCTTAGGAAACAGCCTTTGGGCAGCAAGTTCATCGACGGTCAAGGTCTAAAGATCCTCAGAAAATACCCGTAATGGATCGGCCATTCCAGACTGGCGGCCCGGTGGCCAAGGATCCGCCCCCAGCTCCGACCCCGGACCTCGACCAACATTGGATGGATATGGCGAGAGTGGCTGGCTGGCCGGAAAATGAAATTCAGATAGCTACTCAGCGAGGACTTTTGAAAAGCCCAGATTTCCAGCAAGAAGTACTAAGGCATTACAACTGGAAACAGCTCCACGAAATGACTCCATCGCCTGGAATGATGGAGCATGCACCAGCACCGCCGCCAGCACCAGTACCGACTGCAACTCCAACACCGAGTGATGATGAATCTTCTGGCATTGTAATGATGTCAGACACTGGGACCGGAAAGACGATGATATCGAATGAGGACGATATTAATCGTGGAGCGATTGAGCAGACGAAAGGTTATGGCAATCCTTCCTTGAAAGAGTCAATCCACAGCGGCAAAGGCGGCTGGCTCCCGGAGGCAATCCGGCACCCGGAACGCTACGGCTACGCGGAAGGCGGCCCAGTCAATGCGCCCGCAACTGCTTCCGGGGAATACGCTGGCTCCGATACTCCGCAGCCAGCTTCTACTCCCACTACTCCGTCTCCCCAGACAATCCAGGCTGCCCAGCAGACTCCGGCCCAGCCGGTAGCTCAGCCCACTCCGACCCAGCCGATAGCGTCAGCCGATGTAGGCGAGATAGTTCCACAGAATCAGCAGAATGCTCCGGTCGCAGCCCCGGATGTGGGCTCAAACGAAGAAGAGACCGTCAATGACATCGTCAAAGAGTACGGGACTAAGGCCCACATCAACGAAGGCTATTCCCATGGCCAGCTGACTAAGCCCATAGCCGTAGCCGCCATGGCAAAGATCGACGCCAACTATCAGGCAGCCGATGACGCGACAAAAAAGGCCATGGCGCAAGCCGAGCATGATGCCGAGACAGGGCAGAACAGTAAAGCGCCTGTCGCGGGCAGTGATATCGGAGAGAAGGTAATACCAGACACGGTGCCGGTGATCTCCCAGGAAAGTGGTGGGCAACGCTTTGGCCAAACCATGGCCCAGGAGTTCCTGGGGCAGCAGACACCAATAGGAGACGCTGCCCGCGCTTACCTGCAAGAGCAGCATACTCCTGATGAGATCCAGGCGGCCATGGGCAAGTTCCAGGAGGCCCAAAATCTCCTCTTACGCCAGTACAGAATTTCAGATCCTAAGACTCAGATCGATCTCCAGCGCCAAATCAGATCCCTTCTAACTGATCTCGTACCGGACTACATGGCGCTCCGATCTGGACAAGCTGGGTGGGAAGCTGAATACGGCGGCCAGAAGATCCTCAAAAATATAGGGGCCGTGGGAACCGACATGTTTGGCTCCGGCAAGGTTAAGCCATTTGATCCCAACGGCGATCAGGTCAGTGCTTTCGAGCGCACTCCAGAGCAAGATGCTAACCGGCTGGATGCAGGAAAGAAAGCCTATGACGACTACATAGCTTCGACCACGATTGTCCCTAAGAACGTGGCCGAGGAGCGCCAGCTGGCTGTCCTCCAAAAGCATGGGATGGCACCCAGCCCGGAAGCTATCGCGGGGGCACCGGAATGGGCTACGGATGCAGGTCTAGCCTTAGTCGGCTCAGGCCTAGTTCCTGTCTTGGGCATTAACGAATTGGCATTAGAGGGAGTGCCAGAGCTAGAAGCCGCAGGCATGACTGCACGCGGCACCACCTTGCAAGCTGCCGTCAAAGGTGCGGTCTCGCGAACCGGCGGTGCGTTCAGCCGTGCTGGCGAATGGGCGCAACCTGTGGGGGCGAAATTGGCCGGTAAGAGCTTCGGCAAGCTTCTGGCGCGAACCGCCGTGGGAGGCACTCTTGGCACTGGCTGGTACATATTTGATCCCTTCACCACCAATAAGCTGGCTCTGCTTGATCCATCCAACCCGAAGCATTGGCAAGCACTCATGGAGTATGCGCGAGACGCAGGCATCCCGAGCCTAATCGGCGGCGTGGGTGGCCTCACCCTGAACCGGGTAGGCTGGGCTAGCAGAATACTTGGCGACACCATGCGTGCGGCTGATGAACAGGCTTTCGTGCCATCGATTCAGGGCCAGTCAATCCGCACGGGGGCATCGTTCATGCCCCGTGAAGGTATCATGGGAGACATCTTCGGCCCGGAACGGACTGGTCCGGTAAATATCCCTTTCATGGAAGCAGCGCCACGGGGGATCATTCGCACACCGGCCATACAACTTGGTGGGCGCACACTCCGAAGCGCTATCGAGGCCGCCACTTCTGGCGTCCCTTATTCAGCTCTCACCTCCAAGGATACCGATCAATTCTTACAGAACGTAGAAAACTTCGGTTACCTGGGAGCCATCGTCCACGCTCCAGTCAACTTCTGGAACGCGATCAAAGGCACATTCTTTAACCCTGCCTTTGTAGGCAGAGGCCAGGATCCGAACCGGCCACCGCCCTGGGGTCTGAGTAGCTATGGCGATAGGTACGACAACGTCTCGCGGATGGAGTTCGACCGCATGGATAAGAGCCGTCAGAACGCCTTCCTCTATCAACAGGGCTTCGGAGACGCTAACGGGATTAAGACCCATCTTCTGCCTCCCGAGGTGGTAACTGAGGTTGCCAGGAACCTGGGCCAGGAGACTACACCCAGAGGCTTTACGATTCACAACCCGATCAGCGGGGAGACGCATACCTTCATTTCCAGCGAGCATTACGATCCGGCAAGCGGCCATGAGTTTGGCCACAACATCCTGGATACGATGCATCCTACGGATCAGGCCCGGATGATGTTCCTGGCTAGCCGGATCCCGGATAGCGAGATGAATGACTTCGTTACCCGGTATGCGAACGAGGCGGATCCAAGTGTTGGTCCGATTACTTTTAGCCAATTGCCAACCGAGTCAGAGATCAAGCCGGGTAGTCCCGATTACGATAAGGAGAAAGCCGACTTCGCCGCCAGGACCGGCAACCTGACTCAGGAACAGGCAAAGCGAGAACTCGCTGCCGATACCATCGGCCAATGGTTTGGCGGCCAGACGGCAGAGAAATGGCTCTCAAAGAACCCAGCTTTGATGCGTGAAGCTTCGATGCTGATTGGTAGTGGCCTGGAGGGCATGGGGATCCGCTCCACGACTGCCGATATTAATGGCCCGGTCGGTGCGCCGAAGTACATGCTCTTCGGCAAGACCATCAACAAATACGTCAAGGGCTGGGTCCGAGGCCTCTACTCTGGAGCAAACCCGATCCTCAAGCTGCCGGGGGGATTAGAGAAAGAGTTTCAGGCCCAGGAGGCAGAAGCCCGCGAAGGTAGACAGCCGCTGCCGGAACCCACCGAGGAGCAAATCGCGAAACGGGCTTACGGGATTAGCCAGAAACGACCAGCGGGCGGGGCGCAGACTGCTGAAGAGGCTAGAGAGGATTGGTTACAAGCACAGAAAGAGCTGAGAGCACAGATAGCCGCAGCTCCCCGAGTCAGGGTGCGCCAACCGCCCGGACCACCGGCAGCTCCATCCGGCCCGCAACCAGGGCCAGGAGTCTTGAAAGGCCTGATTGGAGCCTTTCACCATGCTCACGATTCGAAGGAGGCGCACGACACCCAATGGGAGCTGAAAAAGAAAGGACTCTCACCAGGAGAAGCCCAGGCAATCAGCGAAGGTAGGACCCCAACTCCAGGCCCAGCAAATCCTAGTCTGATGCCAGGAGGAAACGCGGGCGTAAAGGCCACACCCGAGGCCGTGGTCAAGCCAGCGATCCCGACCCAGCATCCGGCCCGCGAACGGCGACAGAACGAAGCCAAGGTCGCCAAAGGCAATGAGCCCCAAGATTATACCAGCAAGGTCACTAACCATAAGCTGATCGGCGTGACCGGCAGCGAGTTTGGTGAGGTCGATAATCCCAAGCGGGGCGGTTATACCGAGCCAGGGTGGAACATTGGAGCCTGGGGCGACCGGCTGGACGGGGAGAATAACCACGGGTTTGCGCTGCCGCCATCCATCCTGCGGCATCTTGGTTGGACCGGCCAGCACAACTACGGTCAGCTCTTTAACTCCCAGTACACAATCAGGGTTCACAACCCCAGGACTGGAGCCACTACTGAGGGACCACTCAAAGATATCGGTCCAGGCGCAAAGACCGGCGCACTGATCGATATGCTCTGGGGGTCCCGGCATGACCTGGGCTATGGCACCAATTTCAAGGGCGGCGTTAATTTTGAGATCGTCGATAAGAAGGGCAATGTCGTCTACGCGCCGACCGGCCATGAAGTAGAGGAGGGTGGTGGCGGCGGCGGCGGCGGGGGCGGTGGACGAACAGGCGTGGTGCAGGCCGGTGGCGGGGCAGGCGGCGTAGGCAGCGCTCCGATAGCACCAGGAGCACCCGGCACCCCAGAATTCGAGGCCCAGCAACGACCAACCGTAATCCCCGGCACTCAGATGCCGGAACCGGAACAACCGGCTGCGAGACCTGCCGCCTATACGGAAGGGCCATCCTGGACTCCAGCGCCAGAACAAAGCGGCATGATGCCCATGGGGGGGTACATGGGTCCTGGCGCACAGATGACCCCTTATGGGTTCATGCCACCACCGGCAGCGCCAAGTGGTCAGGTTTCCATGATGCCTGCGCGTGGGCCGAAGCAGCTGGGTGGCAAGTACGGAGAGACTGAGGAAGAGCCCAGCACAGCCAATAATGGGCCGGTGGCTAACGCGGCAGTTGCCCCGCACCTAGCTAAAGGCACTCTGAAAGGCCTTGAAGACGCACAGATAGCTCACGCCGCAGAGCTATCAGACGATGATCTCCGGGTCCAGAAACAGCCAGACGGCTTTTTCAAAGGTGAATACTTCCAGCGGGGAGACGCCTTGCATAGCGCTGTACTCAAGAATGTGCCGGACAAGGAAAAGGAGGTAATGGCAAAAGCTGAAGAGGCAATTGCTAACCGGCAGCCGCTCAATACCACCTATGCCAGTGCGCCACGCAAAGGCTTGGAAGCAGAAGCGCCTACAACCCGGAGCCGCCAGATCGAATACGAGATGTCTAGCCCACAGGCGCGGCTCCTCAAGCAGACTACGGCCCAGCTGGCGGGACATACCATGATCCCCACCGCCGTGGGCGTGAAACTAGCCGCGAAGAAGGGCGCACCGCATGAAGGCTATGTCCAGGGAATTAGCACCAATGCGGTGGCGAATAACCACTGGCATATCAACCAAGCCCTAACCGAAGCCGGACATGCCAGCCCTTATCCCACGCTGGACAAGAAGTTTATGAACGATCTGGAGGGCTACATCTCCAACCTGAACGCCGGATACAGAGGCACAGGCACTTCTCTTCAGCCCTCCACTAAAGCTTACCAAGTCAAAGTTGATCCCCGTCATGTGGCTTACCGGATTAAGCCGGAAGAAGCCGAATACATGAACATGCTGATCAACAATCAGGCGGCCAGAGCTAAGAAAGCGGGACCGCTGCGGGAGCTGGCCCGAGCCGGTGGCACGCTTTATACCGAAGAAGGCGAGACTAATCCGCTCCGGCTGGCATTAGACATGCGCGAAGCCAAGCTCCGGCATGAGGCGGCGGCGGCAAACCCAGAGAACCCAGAGCTAAAGAAACGCCTGGAGAAGCGCTGGAGCGAGGACACCCTGGAGCCAACCATTCGTACCTTTAAGGCGGGATTGGTTCACGAGACCCATGGCAGCCAAGAGGCAATGCCCGAAGCCATACGGCCTGGGGAAGAGTTCAAGGACCTAACCACGGCCATGCAGCGGCATCTGCCACGGGGACGGCCTGATGTGCCAGTGAGCGTGAACTTCATGCCAGGACGTGGTCACGCCCCAGAGTTTAAATCGGTCAGCCCAGAGGAATTCATTACCCAGCGCAATAAGTCGAAGCGACCTCAGTATTTGTCCGAACTAAGCCCACACGAGATTCGCGAGCACCAGCTTTATACGAGCCATGACGGCACTTCTGGAGTAGCCATCGATCCGCATGGCGATATCCAGAATGTGTTTAACAACGGCGGCCCACAGGGTGCCGGAGCCCATGCCGTTGTCCACGCTATCGCTAATGGAGGACGGACCCTAGATGCCTACGATCCGTACTTGCCCGAGTACTACCGGCAATTCGGATTTAACGAGACGGGTCGCATGAAATTCAATCCAACCTATGCAAAACCTGAGTGGGATTTCAAAAAGGATGATGAACCTGATGTTGTATTTATGGGCTGGAAAGGTTATCCTAATGGAGATCGTGATGCCGCTATAGCCCGAGCGACCCGGCAAGCCGAGAAGCTTCCCAATGAGCCATCAGCCCAATACTACCCAGAGACAGACTGGGACCGAGCCAAGGACGAGAGCCGAGCTTACGCCCGAGGAGCTGAAGCTTATCGAATGGGTCGAGAAGGGCCGGAAGAAGAAGCTTACCGATCAGGAAATCCACCTAGCTTTGGAGCAGGCCCGACATCTAGGCGAGATCTAGCAGAGTCACCGGCACCGGCTTTCATGCCGATGGCCGGACGAGCGGCCAAAGGATTTAGAGGTGCGCTAAAGGCAGGCAAACTCTTTGAGACACCGATCCAGGCACGCCCAGGAACTTGGAGCGAAGCAGATCCAGACCTTGAATTTATTAGGCAAACACTTGGCTTCCCTCCTCCAGAGGGTCGCCCTGGGCCTTGGAGCCAGCAACGATTCGAGATCTCCGACCGGGACATGAAGCTGAAGCCTTCCCCGGCAAAATCTCCTTTCCCCAGCTTGTTAGAGCACCAGTCCCACCTGGGCGCTAAGGATCAACGGCTGGGAGATGTGCTCGACCATCCAGAACTTTTCAAGAATTACCCGCAGCTAGCCAACACCAAGATTGAACTAGCTCCCAATATAAAGGGCGAGGGCTATTACTCACATCCCTGGACTGACCCGGATACCGGAGAACATAAGGGCGATAGGCTAGTTCTGAAAGATGCTAGCGACCGCAATACGCTAGCCCATGAAATACAACATGCGGTCCAGAATATAGAGGGCCATCCTCCTGGGGCTAGCTTTGAGGCGATACACCAAAGCCTTCTCGGATCGCTGCCGATAATAAATGAGGTAGGCAAGGAGGCCATGGCTGAGTACCCGGACATGAGCCGGGAAGCCTTTATCCGCAATACGGGAGGCGGTAGCATTGGGCTTTCAAAGAAGGATCTGGATCAGCAATACACTGATTACCAGGATACCATGAGCATCCACCGCAGGGATTGGATACTCCGGCGTATGCGGGACATAGCCTTCGCGCTCTACCAGCGAACCCCCGGCGAGATGGAAGCCCGCGCTGCTGGGTATCGTGCTGCCACACCGGAATCAAAACGGTCTCCGGCAAGACAACTGGAATGGGAGAAGGAAGCTACCAATCTGCACTATCCTATCCCGCCGGAACTGGAACGTAGCGGTACGGTCCCACCTTGGGCGCAAATCTCCTTCATGGCCGCCAGGAAAAAGAAAGGCGAGCCGGAGCCACCGCGTGAACTATCGGAAGCCACTAAGGCCAAGCTGGGGCCGGTGCCGACAGATCCGCATCAGGCTATGATCTATCAACGGGTCGGTGAACGCCTGGACACCCAGATCCCAGGAGCTATCCCGCTGGAACCTGCCTACACAGCGGAAGGCAAGTTCCGCTGGGACGCCACAAAGAAAGCGCCGGTTTATAAGACCACCCGCTATGACATCGCCAATGCCCCTATGCTCCAGCAACAAGGCAAAGCCATGGGTACGGTCACGGATTCCAAGGGCAAGGTCGGTCCAGCTAAAGCACCGCCAGAAACCAGGGATGAACTGGAAAGCCTGGACCCGGAAAAGCGCCTGACACCTTTCTTGAACCCGACCGACCGGAAGCGCGTAGTTCACCTCAATAAGATTAGCGCCGTCAACGCCTACGCCGACAAGCTCTACGACTTCTACAAGTCAATCGAACATCTGCCTGAGGTCATGGGTGGCAAAGAATGGTACGACGAAGCCAAGGGCCTACTGGATAAGAACTTCGGTTCCCATGCTAGTCTCATGGCCAATCTCCTGGGGGCAACCAGCGCCGGGAACAAGGTCAAGATCAACTACAACATGGCCATCAATGCCTATCACAACTTCCTCATGGGCAGGTATGACCGGGCCATTGATCTTTACCGGCAGGCCTACGGCATCAAGCAGAGCGGCAAAGGGAACCTCATCAAGCACATCATCGAGAACAAGATCCATGAGAAGCTGAAAGACAAAGAGGGCAATCCAGAGGAAGCACCGGACAGCGACGAGGCCGCCATGGATCAGTGGATCAGGCATCACGATATAACCCCGCGCAATGAGTACGGGAAACTCTTCGGCCACAACTCAATCGCTGTCCTGAAAGTCCTGGCTCATACCTGGGAGAAAGAAGCCGGTGGTCCCAAGACCCCGAACTTCGCCGCTAATCTCGATGGCCGCTCGATTCAAGCCACGATAGACATGTGGGCCGCCCGGACCATGCGACGGCTGGGCTACGAAGGTTACACCGACAAACCCTGGCTCATCCAGCCTGCTGGTGAGACCGGAGTCAGCGATGTGGACTTCGGCCTCTCACAGCTCGCCTTCCGCAAGGCCGCCGAACGGATCGGGATCAAGCCCTCCTCGCTCCAGGCCATCCTCTGGTTTGCCGAACAGAAGCATTGGCAGGCCAACAAATGGGAGCGTGCACAGGACGCTGAAGACCGTGATTACCGGCCTATGCTCAAGGCCTACAAACACCCAGAAGGAGTGCCGCACCGCTCCACCAAGAAATGGCTGGGAGAGAAAGAAGAAGCACCGGCAGCACCGGGCTAAACGTTGCGCATCTTCCGTTACGGAACAAAAAAGTGCCGCCGGAGGCTCAACTAAGAAGACCCCCGGCGGCTTCGTATGCAAGCCAAGCCACTGGCTTTACGAAATTCTTCGAGCTGGCATGAAGCGCACGCTCATCGGATCGATCTGTGGCACCGGCCCACTCATCCGCATATGCTTCTCGGCCACGAATTGACCGTTGGCCACATTCATCGTCTCAACCACCTCAAGCTTTACCTGGGGATTGCGCATGGCATAGCCGACCCAATCGTTCACTTGGTTAATCTGCCGTGGAGCTGGCGGCTGATAAGGTTGTGGCGGCACATAGACATTCACATTGGTTCGTTTCTCGTTATTCGGGTTAATCGCACCCCAGATACCACCAATGATGACGAACAGGATAAACAGCCCGAAGATCACAATGCTCAAAAAGTGCATTATTTCTCCTCCTCTTCCGGGGCTGCTTGTGCCGGGTAGGGTTGAGTGACACCTTGTGGGCCTGAAGGCGCTGGCGGTGGCGTAGGCGAAGTCTGCTGGCCTTGAGCCTGGGTCGCCATCTGCTGCTGCTGGGCCGCCGTCTGCTGTGCTAAAGTCGCCTGCTGTTTCTGGAGTGCCGCTTCAGCTTCAGTCGGGCCTAACCCAGGACCTGCCCCGCCAGTCTGGGCCTGCTTCATCTTGCCGTACAACCGTTCGTGAGAGAACTCTTTCTCGTAGTCGGTGGCATCGTGTTCAGCCTGATGCCGCTTGTCATGTAGCGCCTGAACCCGCTGATCGAACTCGTCCATATGCGGCCCCATCATCTGGCCCAGCTGCACGAGCATCGCCTTCTGCCGGTCAGTCAGGTTCGCACCGGCAACATCATCTGAGCCAGGAGGAGGTCCAGCATCAGGAGCGGCCTGTGGCTCTTGGTTATCTTGCATATGTTAATATCGTATGAAATCCGATAAAGTCAAATTCACCTCCTTCAGTGCATCTTCTTCAAGGTTTTCGCAAGCCTCGCCCGCTGGCCGAGTTTGCCGCCAGCTTTGGCCGCTTTGTCCAACTTCTTAGCGGGGATCTTTTTTCCTGCTGGCACCCCCATCTCTTTGTGCAATGCGCCAGGGTGCTTAATCGCACCCGCAATCCACTTTTTAGCCATTAGGGTATCATTCCTTGTGCGCCGGTACCGCCCATGCCACCCAGGCCGCCCCCGAAGGTGGGCACCTTACCCCGGCTCTTTGATTTGGATTTGCTCTTCGATTTGGCCGCTTTACGAGCCGGAGGTTTCGGTGCGGCTCTGCGGGCCGCCGGTGCCGGTGGTGGAGGAGCCATTATGGGGATCCCGCCGCCGCCCTGCCGTTTGACAGCCCCACCTTTTTTGTACGCTGCTTTCTTCGTTGCCATCTATTTCTTACCTTTGGTTCTAAAGCCTCCTTTGGGTTTGGAGGCTATTTTATGCAGGTCTTTTGGACCTATGTCTTTGGCGATCTTGGTCGCCTGGGATGAGTACTTGGGCGAAGTGGTTCCTTCCTGGACACCCCGCGCAATCCCGAAAAGTTTCTGCTGTGACTTGGTTGTTTTGTGTCCCTTGATTGTCCCGATGGGTTTGTTGGGCATAGCGTTACATGCTGAAGATGTAAGCGGGCTTCGGAGTGTGACTGAAATCAACCCGGCCTTGCACATCATCGAGGAAGATAGCGTCCTGGCCTACGCCCAGACTTCCGATCCAAGCCGGACTTAAAAGTATATTCGGCGCTTCAGCCCGATTGGTAAAATTGCCTAGTGGGCTTCCAAGCAATGTGTAGTAATCAAATTGGTTCTTGAGAGCGACCACGGTATCAAGAGCGTTAGGAGCCGCCCCACCCGTGCCGACCGGAGTCAGATAACCTGCAACGAGCTTCTGCGTCCGGCCTAGAGTCTGCAAAAGATTCTCTAGGTTTGCCATTTTCTATATTGGAACGCTCAAGCTATTCATTAACTCCTTTGCGTTTTTTGGCAAGCCCGCTATGATCACCTCCGAGCGTTTCTCTTCCAAAAAGGTTTGAGCAACTTCTTAGGCGGCTTCGAGAACAGCTCACTTTTGCCACCCATCGACGGAGTCAACGTCTTCATTGGCGACATGGCCTACACCGTTGACGACGGTGGATTCTGGAATGCAGTTCAGCCGACATCCCCTTCCGGTGCGAGCCCAACCTGGGCCTGGATAGATCGATTGCGCGGCGGCCCCGGCCCACAAGGCCCTCCAGGAGTCGGTCTACCAGGACCAGCTGGTCAGATCGGCGTTGCTGGCAGAATGGGTCCTCCCGGACCACAAGGTACTGCTGGCAAGAATGACTTCTCTTTCCTGAACAAGATGTTCGTGGTGCCAGCGTACAACGCGGCTCCGGTCACAGCTACAGTCACTGACTCTTCCTGGATGGCTGGCGGCACATTGGTCTACATACCCGGTGCTGGCACCTTTACTTGCGTAGGCGATCCGCCTAGTCCCAACACTGTTCTCTTAGTCAATTCCGGCGACCCCAATAACGCGGCAGCTGGGACCATGATCAGTTCCGGGACCCAGATCTCACCGGCACAATTGCGTGGCCCAATGGGTCCTCAAGGAACTCCAGGTCCTCCTGGTCCCCCCGGCCCACAAGGAGTCAGCGGAGCCAGCGTCTACACCACTTTAGCCCAGACATTCTCCGTCCCTGTCACTACTGGCACGGCCTTCGTTACCAGTGCGGATCCATTCGGCATCGGCATGATTATCTACATTGCCAATGCCGGTTATTTCGCCGTCACCGCTGTCAACCTGACCGCAAATTCTCTCGACGTAACCAACCAAAATTATCCCGGTGACCAACCTCCAGGAACTGTGGTGCCTGCCGGAACTACCGTCTCAGCCACTGGCCCGCAAGGGCCTCAGGGAGTTCAAGGGCCTGCCGGTCCTTCTGGCGGCCAAGGTCCAATCGGAGTCGCGCCCAGCGGCACCATTGCCATGTTTGGGTCTAAGGATGCGCCGGGAGGCTGGCTCCTCTGTAATGGTACCCTGTACGCCACCAATGCGTATCCGGCTCTTTTTGCTGTCATCGGATATAACTACAATGTCGCGGGCGATAACCCGGCCAATTTCCGGGTACCGAACCTCGTAGGTCGCTTTGCGCTTGGCGCTTCTCCGACTTATCCCATCACACCCACAGCTGCTTCCGGCGGTGAGGTCAACCATGCTTTAACCTGGGCCGAGAACGGACCTCACTACCACAATATAAGTGTCGTCCTGGCTGACAACCAGCATGTGCATCTGAACCCGATTCACGGGCATGGACTGAACTGGACTGACCCAGGACACGGCCACCAAAACTATTATTACCAGAGCATGAACGCCGGTGGGAATATTACGGTGTGGCAAGTAAGCGGTACACAAGAGGGTACTACCGGGACAATAAGTGACTGCATTATCGCCGCTAAAACCGGTATCCAAGCTTCTGTCCAAAATGCTGCGGCCTTCTGGACCGGGGTCAACAACACAATCGGCGTGTACGTCAAATCTGCCTCTTCCGATACTCAGGGCTCCGGCACTCCCCATAACAACATGCCGCCGTACGTAGTCGTCGAATACATCATCAAAACATGAGCAGCGCCCCTCAATTTACCGTCACGCCCATGGAGCCAGGAGTCCGGCCCCAGACGCCGCCCAATTACGACGGCTATGTTTACGTTTACGTCTTTACCCAGATATTGACCCCGTGGACTCAGCCTCCGGTTAACGGACAGGTCACACTGGTGGTCGCCAATTCCCAAGGCTTTGTCGGCGGGATGAGTGTCGCCATCGACGATGGCGCAGGTAACCTTGCAGGCTATTACACTGTGGTCTCGACCACGGCTCTGGACCGAATGACCGTAAGTAGCCTGGGTGGTCAGCCGCCTGGGACCGGGTTCAGCCCCGGTAAAATCACGACCACTTCCTTGCCGGGACCGATAGGTCCTGTAGGACCCCAAGGCAGTCCGGGAGCATCTGGAGCCCAAGGTAATCCAGGACCTCCGTTGACTCCGAAAGGTAGCGTTGCCACTCAGTCGTCCTTGCCCTCTATCGGTGTCGTTGGTGACATGTGGGTGGCACAGGATACAGGGCATGCCTGGGGCTGGAATGGGAACCAATGGGTGGATCTTGGCGCATACCAAGGCCCAGTCGGCCCGCAAGGACCCCAAGGACCCAATGGCCCGCAAGGGATCCAAGGCGTTCCAGGGCCTGTAGGACCTCAAGGAATTCAAGGGACACAAGGGTTCCTTGGTAATCCAGGTGAAAATGCTTTCTCGACTACAACGGCAGTATTCACCGTCCCGCCAATTGGTGGAAACGTAGTCGTCACGGTGGCTGATCCCGATTTTATGACCATAGGCGAGTATGTCTATGTAGCAGGCTCGAACGGGTCAGGACAGGCCGGAGCCCTACAGATAACAGCTATCGCGGGAAATCAGGTCACCTTATTTAATCCGCCTAGTTCCGCAGGAGCTGGAATAGGAGAGGCACCGACAGATGGGAATCTCTACGGACGACAGAATGCTTCCTGGTCTATTGTACCGACTCCAGGACCAGCAGCGCCTTTTGATCCACAGACCGGACTCTATATCTACGACCCGTTCATGTACGGGTTCTATACGGCAGCCACTGTGCCGCCGAACTTCGTAGTGGGATCTTACGGTTCAGGGAGTGTGACTTTTGGAGCGGGTGGTGGATGGGGATTTAGCGGAACCCAGAATGGCCAGGGAATGGCCGCAGTGTTTATAAGCACGGTTGTCAATACCAGCGCCTCTTTCGGCTATGGGTGTATCGGAGCTAGTTTCAATTCAATATTCTGGAACAAACAGGCACCATTAACACTCAAATTTCGAGCCGGAATGAACTTGGCTGCCGCACCGGCTACCGGGAACGGATTCTTGTGGAGAGTCGGCTTTTGGAACCAAGCGCAAGCTATGGGTACACAAGATCCGTTTGTCTCGACTCCTTATTGGGCGTGTTTCCTCGAGTATTCGCCTGATCAAAATGGAGGCGTTTTTCGGCTAGGCTACAGTTTTGGCGCTAACCCTGCATCGCCTGCAAACACGGCGGTGACCTATGTCAATTGCACTAGCGGAACACCGACTTGGAACAACCTTGACTGGTACGAGATTGATATCGCGGTCAACGGCACCATTACCTGCAAGCTCAATGGAACAACCATTCTCTCGAGCGCCACGCTAAATCCTGCTGGCTCCTACGGTGCAATGCTCAATCCCTACGTTGGCCTGCATAAGACGGCGGCGGCTTCGCCCAGCGTCTACGCTTACGTAGACGATCTCTATCTTTATTTACCATACAGCAGATAACCTATGGCTAACGGACCAGAACTCTTACAAGCTACTCCCGGTGTCGTAGTCAATCCGGGAGCACTTATCACTCCTGGTGGCCAGCAAGGGCCGCCCGGTAGCCAGGGTGCAGCCGGAGCGACCGGACTTCCGGGTCCTCCTAGCGGAACTGTAGTCGCCACCACTACTGCTGCCACTTTTAATCAGCCTGCTGTTGGCTCTACTGTCCCGGTCACACTTACTGCTGCCTCCGGTATCGCAGCCGGAATGGTTCTCTACGTTCAGGGGGGCGGCTATTATTCGGTCAATGGCATCGCAGGAAGTGTCGCTACTCTTCAGAACCTCGGTTATGCAGTCAATGCTTCCCCCGCCACACCAATCAATTCTGGAGCAGTAGTCGGCGGCTGCGGTCCTCAAGGCCCAACCGGAGCTACCGGCCCTCAAGGAATTCCCGGAGTAGCCGGAACTAACGGAACTAACGGAACCGCCGCCAGCGTCGCGGTTGGGACCACCACTACCTTAAGTCCGGGAAACAGCGCAACGGTCACCAATAGTGGCTCCGCAACAGCAGCTGTCTTAAATTTTGGTGTACCGGCGGGGATCGCTGGAACGCCGGGCGCTGCTGGCGCTCAAGGGCCTACCGGCGCAACTGGAGCAACTGGAGCAACTGGCGCTGCCGGGCCTCAAGGGGCTATTGGACCTACCGGACCTATCGGACCCATCGGACCTATGGGTCAAACCGGCCCGCAAGGTCCCCAAGGAGTCGCTGGCGCACCCAGCGTCCCGTCCGGCAGTGTGGTCATGTTTGGAGCTGCCAATGCACCTGTTGGCTGGCTCATATGCGATGGCACCTCTTACTCAACCAGCGCTTATCCTGACCTCTTCAACGCTATTGCCACCAACTACAATCTTTCCGGTGATGCTGCCGGAACCTTCCGGGTCCCGAATCTCGCGGCCCGGGTCCCTCTTGGTATCGGATCAGGGACAGATCCAATTACAGGCAAAGGATTCACTCTTGGCGCAACCAGCGGTGAAATCAGCCACGCTCTGCAACCAGCCGAGAACGCAATCCATACCCATACCCTCACAGCCAGCCAAGCTGCTCATAGCCACACCGATAATGGTCACTCTCATCAGGTCGGCCCGCACGGCCACGCCTGGAATGACTCGGGCCATGCCCAATACATCCAGGCCCATGGTCACGGCTGGACCGACAACAATCATCAGCACGTCATAGCCGGGTATTCGATGCAGTTTCAGGGACTGCTGGTTTCTCAAGGCGGCAATCAGGGCTACTCAATTAATGGCGGCAGCAACCTATGCTGGACCGGCGGTGAGAATCAGGTGGTCGGATCCGTTCAGAATGCAGCAGCCTTCTGGTCAGGCGGCCCGAACCAAGCCGTGGGTTCAGTCGCTAACGCGGCAGCATTCGCAAGTGCTAACGGATTTGCCAGTCTGACTACCTCTCAACCGGCTATCACGGCAACTGCCGCTAACCAGGGCTCAGGCACTGGGCACAACAACCTGCCGCCTTATCTGGTTATGCAATATATAATCAAAACATGAAGACTGAACAGATCAGGCAATGGACACCCGGCACCATCTTTAAATTCTCGGTCGGCGACAGGACGACCAATCTTGTCGTTGAGGCCAATGATGGCGAGAACCTAACGGCCATCGTTGGAGGTGCTCAGGGCTTACAGGAAGCAAAAGACGGCAATTACACTGGCAAACGCATGACCTTCCACTTAGTCGGCTTAGATGACCATCCACAAATCTCACAATGAATAACGATCCAGAAGTTGAGGCGGCAACATTTGTCCCGCCACCGTTTCCGACTTGGCCGCCACCCAGTGGAGGCGCACCGTTTCCGGGTAACGAGCTGGGGCCAATCACCAACCCCTATCCGTACGGCACCACCCAGCCCGCAAATATCAATACCGGCAACCCGGTTCCCCCGTTCCTTGCGATGAAGTATCCGCAGTCGGGTGGCGTAGGGAACAACGGGCAAAACCAGGGCGGCTCCTATCAGCTGCCGAAACCGACAAAACCATGGGAAGTCGGCCCGATAGCCTCTGATCCCACGATCTCAGCCATTAAGCCTACTCCGATCATGGGTCCTGGGCCGCAAGGAACTTCACCTTACTAAATATGGATACACCCGTCGCTCAGAACTACGTGCCTCCGGCCTACCAGCAGTTGCCGCAAAGCACCAAGCCATGGGAAGTCGGTCCAATCGCTGGCAGTCCCTTCCCGCCAAAGATCTTCCCGGCTGGCAGCTATATCGATGGGATGGGCAGTGTCATCACACCAACCTCTGTAAGATCAGGATGGGGGAACTAGCATGGCTAAAAAACCTTTACCCTCGACCATGGAACCGGCCAATGCTGGTAAACAGCCGCCGTTCGTGCCGGTAACTTTCAAGACAACGGTGGGACCGCCCTTAGCCAAAGGCACTTACCAGGAAGTAGGGCTTTACTTGAAGCTCTATGATTATGCTTATAACGGACAGAGCCAGACGGCAGTCATCAACTTCAAATGGCCTAAACCAGTATAACTTTATGGCTAACGTACCAACCAACATGGGGCCGCCCATGGAGCTGGGCTGCGGGCCAGCGGATCCGGCTCTAAGCGCCACCATAGCGGGCAACTATGCCGGGACTGGCTACAATCCAGTCAGAGGCGGCACTGGCGAAGTCGGCACGATAAATCCGGGAGCTAATACTCCAGTTGCATCCCAAGGCCAGCCAGCTCAGTTGCGCGGCTACGTTCTGGGCGGCCAGCTCTATCTGGTCGATAGCGTGACCGGCACGGCCTATACCGTTGGCCCAGCTCTGCAAGTGCCGCAGCCACCCATCTATTCACCAACCAAATGAATATCCCGGCACCGGCAGCCAACGCGATCGTCGCGATGAAGGAGTTCTTTGTCTATATGGGCTCAGACGGGAATCTCTGGGCCGTCTCGGCAGACAAGCTCCAGGCCGGTCAGCTGGGTGGGCCTGCTGGTCAGCCCCCGGTGATCGATGCCGTAGAAGAGGCACCGGCGGATGGGAACCCGTATGTCCGGCAGGATCTGGCCTGGATCATCATGCCTAAGAAGCCGCCCAATATAACTTTAAGCGACGGCATTAACGAGATCACCCTCACGATTGGACCGGCGGGCGATCTCTGGGTCAGTCAGACGGCTGGCCCCAACGCCGGTAAGACCTGTGACTTAACCTATGGCAAATGGCAATAACTGGGAAACAGGTCCCATATTAAACGCACCGTACTGCGGTCAGAATCAGACCTCCCAGATCCAGGTCCCAGCACCCATTGCCTATAAGGCATACCAGTACAGCCCAGAGGAGGGTCCCTGGGCCATGATACCGTACTCGGTACTTTATCCTCCGCCGACCCAGGGACCGGGTGAAGCTTGGGTGCCCCCGCCGGTTAAGCAAACCGATATTTTCATGGCTCAACAAACTTTTCCGCTATGAGAGTCTCCCTGGTGGATGAGACCACCGGCCAGGAACGTGGCTGGTTAGAGTGCAACAATGAGGGGCGAGTCTGGATGTGCATCTCGGTCCTGGATCTGATGCATGTGCAGACTTTGCCGACCTTTCTCGGGATCCCCATGGACTTTCCGCCCACCACCTCCATCGAGTTCCAGTAATGGCCTTCGATACCATACCCTTCGTCCAGAGTGTCCTCTATAAGTCACCCTACAGTGGGTGCTGCAATTTCTCTGGCTTCGCGAAGCCTGCGGCTGCTGCCCCGCCTGTCATTATTCAGGGACCGCCTGGGCCTATGGGTCCTCCGGGGCCTCAAGGTCCTCCTGGAGTCCGAGGTAGCCTCTGGTGGGTCGGCACCGGACCTCCTGGAACTATCGCCGGAGCGCTGCCCAACGACATGTACCTGGATGACGCAACCGGAGATACCTATCAACTCTCATAGCCATGGGCTGGGCCAAGACAGGCAATATCCAAGGACCAACCGGACCACCTGGACCGTCCGGCGGCCCGGAGGGTCCTCCAGGTCCTCCCGGACCTCAGGGTCCTCCCGGCGCTAATTCTACTGTTCCCGGCCCGCAGGGTCCTATCGGGCCTGTCGGCCAAACCGGAGCTGCCGGGCCTCAAGGACCTTCTGGGCCTCAGGGATCCCAAGGCGTTCCTGGGGCAGCTGGCAGCCAAGGACCTATCGGCGCAACTGGGCCTCAAGGACCGGCTGGAGCCGACTCAACCGTTCCCGGCCCGCAAGGACCTGCCGGGGCAACCGGGCCTGCTGGCGCAACTGGGGCTACTGGCGCAAGTGGCCCTCAAGGTCCTGCCGGGCCAACTGGCCCTGAAGGCCCAGCGGGGATCGGCCTCAACATGAAGGGCACGGTGCCGACATCGGCCAGTCTGCCGACTACAGGCAACCAGCCCAATGACACCTACACGGCCTTGGACACGGGCCACGCTTGGACCTGGAATGGTACAACCTGGATCGATATTGGCCCGATCCAGGGGCCTGAGGGACCTACCGGGGCAACCGGCGCAACCGGCGCAACCGGGCCTGCGGGGCCTAGCGGCCCTGCGGGAGCAACTGGGGCAACTGGCAGCCAGGGGCCGACCGGGGCAACTGGGGCGCAAGGACAAGGCTATCACTGGCGAGGAACATGGTTCGCTTCAACGACCTATAATTCATACGACTCTGTCGCCGCTAGCGATGGATCAAGCTACGTCGCTGTTACTACCACAACCGGGAATGATCCTACCACTGATGGCGGGGCTCATTGGGGTGTATTAGCCCATACCGGAGCAACCGGTGCGACGGGTCCCACAGGTCCCGCAGGAGCCGCTTCCACCGTTCCTGGACCTCAAGGGCCTGCTGGCGCTACGGGCGCAACCGGACCACAGGGACCAACTGGACCAGAAGGTCCAACTGGAGCGACTGGATCGCAGGGGCCGACAGGAGCTACAGGAAGCCAAGGGCCAATAGGCGCGACTGGGCCAACTGGTCCTCAGGGGGCTACAGGTATAGCTGGTCCACCAGGAGCGGGTGCAGGTGATTCGCCTTATAAATGGTCAACCGGAACTGCTGCGGCTGATCCGGGTACAGGTAAAGTTGGAGGCAACAACGCAACCCCAGCTTTATTTACTCACATCTATGCTGATAGTTTTGACCAGAATGGATCAGGCGTTTTTGGATTACAACAGCTGGTCAACGGAAGTGACCTCTATTTGTATGAAACCGGCCAGGTCGGAACTTCTATTCATTTTACATGTGTTGGTACTCCGGTAAACCATGGCCCCAATCAGTGGTTCGATATTACCGTTAGTCTGGTTAACAATGTCGGGTTTACTCCTTCCAACAACCAAGCGGTTCAACTATATTTACCGGTTGAAGGTGCTACTGGTCCACAAGGCCCCACCGGACCGCCCGGAGCTACGGGACCACAGGGACCGACCGGACCACAAGGGCAAACTGGAGCGACCGGGCCACAAGGGCCCATTGGTTTAACCGGGGCAACAGGTCCACCCGGACCCCAGTCAGTCAGCGCCGATACCGGTAACCTGCTCACCCTCGGCAGCGATAATCTGGTTAGCCTACCTTCCAGCGTAATCTGGAATCAGCGTCTTAGATCATACAACGCTATCGGCAATCCGAATTTCGAGGTTACGCAGCGCAATATTGGTACGGTGATTACGCCAGTATCAGGTGGTGGTACTTTTATTGAAGATAGATGGTTTATAAACAAATCAGCCGCTGTGACGGGTGTGGTGACCGCCCAGAAACAAGGTCCTGCTGCTAGTGCAGCAGGATGTACTCCTGTTCCAGGGACCAACTATTTGATCTCTAATGGCTTTTTGCGGATCACATTAACTACGGCCCAGGCAACGCTCGCGGCAGGTGATAATGTGATTCTAGGCCAATTCGTTGAAGGTCCCTGCTTACGAGAATTATGGGGTGATGTCCATTCAGTATCGATTTTATGCCGATCCAGCGTAGCCAATTTGAGTTTAGGATTGAACTTGCGAGATCCTGTCACTACTACTCATTCACTTTCTAAGTTATGTACTTTGGGAGCGGCTAATAGTTGGACCTTGATTACTCTGCCTAACTTGCCAGTTTGGCCGACAGGCAATTTCGTTATCACACCCGGTGCGCAAGGATATATTTTTGGCATCACATTAGCTTGTGGATCTACATATATCCCTCCAGCCAATGATGTTTGGCAATCAGGCCTTTATGTTGGGGCAGTTGGCCAGAGCAATTTTTTTGCTCAAGCTGTTAATTCCACGTTCGACGTTGCCTTTGTTCAGCACGAGCCAGGAGCGGTTTGCAGCCAACTGATGGACCTTCCGTTTACCGGGCCAAACGGAAGTCTGGAAGCTTGTCAGCGCTATTTTCAGAAGAGTTACAATTACGGTGATAAACCTGGAACCGTTACAAATCCTACTGCCCTACGATTCGCCGTTCCCGCTGGGCTGGTTAACCCGGTAGGTCAAGTACGTTTCCCAAAAATTATGTCTAAGACACCAACCATCACTGGCTATAGCACAAATACTGGTGCGATTAATAATGTTTATGATGCAACAAACGGAGCCGATCGAGCAATTACGTCCGCCATTGGTATTTCCGATAATAGCTTTGGCGGATTTAATGTAACTGGCGGTCTTAGTACGATCTGGCAGGTTTTGTTCCACTATACCGCCGATACCGGGTGGTAAAAAAACAATTCTTATGAGCGAGAACGGTAAAGCTAAGA